CCAAGCAGCAGATCGCCCTTGGTAAGAAAGGCAAGCAAAGTCCTGTAGTTGAAGAGAAGATTCGTAAACTCCAGGAATTCCAGTCTGAGCTCGATAGTATCAGAGCGAAGATGATGGCTATGGAGATCAAGACTAAGCGTTGGTCTGTTTATGTAAAAGACTCTATGCCTACTGGTTATGATTTTTGATTTGTTATGGGACAGGTTCATAAGCGAGCCTGTCCCATATTTTCGTTAAAGGAGGATTTTTTAATGCCCAGCAGATTTCGAAGTGGGGAAGAAACTACACAATTTGATCAGATGACTACCGGTCAGGCTAGAGAGGAGTTACATAGAATGAGCTTAAAACTTGCTAAAATGTACGAAGCATCTGTTCTTAATGAGATGTTTGCTAAACGCGATAAATCTATTCATGATATCATGGAAGTGCAAGCTTTTCATCGAGAGCGGATTTCTAATTTAACATATAGTCAAAAAGAGATCTATGATAAAATGCAGATTTTCTTAAACTCTAAATTAATGCGATTTTTGAATTTCTTCGGATGCTGGTATATTTATGGGAAGAATGGATGTGTATACATCAACCGGCCATATAATGAAAAATATGGACCAGCTCCTGTCTTAACCCGTATTAAAAGGCGGTTTAAGAAGACATTTATTAAAACTCCATCTGAGAATGAAACAAAAGACGGATATAAAACCCAATTTATTTTTGTCGATGAATCAGTTCCGAATACCGAAGAAAAGACTGAATCTTAAATTTCCGATTTGAGCGGAAATTAAGATATATACTATATCTGTAGAAACCAAAGATGAAAGGTTTCTGTGGACAACAAATCAACCATAGAAAGAGAAAGGAAAAGATTTATGACAACCAAATACTTAGGAACCGTGGAAGTTCATCGGCTGTTGACTGAAGAAGAGATTGCTGAGAGACGCTCCAATCTTGAAGCTCTATATCTTCAGAAAAAATTAATTGAAACAGGCCGTCTTCGCAAAAGACTCATGATTAAACAGAAATTAACCGGAATTCTTATGTTGGCAATGTCTGCTCTTATTATTGCCATGGCCGCTCAGGGTGACCCCAGCAATCCTTTGGATACTGATGCTACTGCAATTTTGCTCACCATCCCTTTTGGTCTTTATTTGCTCTTTAGTCGGAGGATTAATATCTGCGCAACTGATAGAGATTTCCGCAGACTTAATAAATTGGAGGAGCTGTACTACAATGCGCAACAGAATCTATATTGAATCTCGAGTTCTTGGTAGTATGATCGTTGGGAAACTCATACATACACCATTTACATTTTCACACGTCAGTGCGCCTCCAGTGATTTATGCAGACGGTCGAACTGGGCTATATGAGCAAGTAATGTTATCATATCAAGAATATCCAGAAGGTGCTCGTATCTTCAATGCTCTGGTAGATACATGGGTGATGCAAAGTAAGAATCATAGCACAATTCAATGGAGCTTTGATACAACTGAATATGTTGCTACCAAACATATGAGAGCTTTCGGAAAGATCATAGTTCCTGCTGATCGATTCTTCTATTGGGAGGAAGGTGATCCTGGTAGCACAACAGAGCTTCGCGATGCAACAATGATGTTCTGTAGTGATCCGAATATGCAGCTAATGAATAGTTTTGCTATTAAGATTTCAGGATTTACTAAAGATGCAACCGAGATGTATCAGACATTAGAGTGTATGCATCGAGCATCAAAAACTGCAGATCAACTTCGTAATAACTACAGTCATGTGATGATAATCCGGTGAAAATGGGTGGAGGTTCTATCGGGAGCCTCCACCCTAATATCAGGATTACATGTTGTTTATTTTTATCTTTTAACGAACTTTGATATAATTCATTAGAAAGGTGTGAATCCTAAAATGTTTAGTTCGCAGGAATTGTTGCGGTTTGCATCCCAGGATTATATTCTGGGTAATACTACAATGGAAGAGCAGATCGCATTTGTAGAAGATCAGATTCGCAGTCCATTTAATTCTGGAGATATCAATTACCTAAAGAAGCTGATGCGAATGGTTCCCGGTCAGGATGAGATGGACGAAATATGTAAACAGTTCTTTACTCAGATTCAAGATGTATATTCTGGTTTGGAAATTGACGTCAATGATTATGATCAGCATCTCTCTGCTATTTGCATGGCTATATATAAATTCTTTGTAAAGAATGTCGGGAAACTGATGTATGTCTTTATCAAAGAATATCTTTACAATAATAAAAACCGTAAAGGTTTGATCGCAGAGTTTTCTAATGCAAAGATTCCTAATTACCCAAAAGAGCAATATGGTAAGAAAGATTATTATATTCTCATTACCAAGCTTAATGCGATTGTAGATGAAATCTTTGAAGACGATATTAAGCTCAAGAAATTCATTGAATATGTTGAGAAGAGTGATAAAGCTCCAGTATATCTCGATGCAATTTTGGAAGCTATTGAGCAAGGTATCGTTGTGGATAAAGGAGTCGTCTCCGATATGTACCGTCTGTATAAGAAGTCCGATCTTTTCAGAGGTCATATGAATAAATTGGAGATGGATATTACTAAGACCTTTATCATTCCTTATCTTGAAGAGAATGGTATGGCAGACGTTTGGCTGCCTCCTGTGGAAGAAATTCCTGAAGATCTGGACGAATCAGATGAGGAATCTGATGATGAGTAATTAAATGTAGGAGGAAATTAAGTATGTCGAATAAGATTATTGAACTCGAAAATGATCTGAAGAAGAGAGCCGCGGAGGAGGCAGCTACTTACGAGGAGAATTTCGATAAAGATATGGAGCTGACCAAAGAAGATCAAGAGAAGTTGGCTCAGATTGAACAGGAAGTTCAAACTATGGTCACTGAGACTGCTCCTGACGGTTCCAGCTCTTCTGTTCCTATCAGTGAATTTGCATCTCCTCTGGATGATAGGGTTGCAGAGATCAACTCTGTAAGTGATGATGCAACTGAAGTTCTGAAAACTGTCAATTCTGGTGATATTAAGAAAACTGTTGAAGATGTGAAGGCTGAAGCTCGTGCTAATGCGATTCAGGCTTTTCGTCAGCTCTCTGTCACCGATCAGGAGTTGAGTGATGAAGAGATTATTGAAGTCAACAATGCCGGTCTGGAAGCTGTGCAGAAGTATTTGAAAGTTGATCGAATCAATTCTGATGAAGTGATTCAGAGACTTCGTAAACTCTCTCTCCGCGATTTCCAGGAATTCCTTCCTGAAAAGTTCATCAGCATTTATGTGAACCCTAGCGAGATTGCCGCTAATAACTATAAGGCGAAGGAACGTCTTCTGGCTAGTATTGCATATCTGACTGCAACGGGCCCTGAGATGGATTATCTAAATGAATATATTGATAACGAGCATCGACTGATGGCTGTTTCTCAGCAGCTGATGAAGTGTCAGGTTGATTTTGCTGATATGCTGAAGGATCCGAAGAAGATTTCTGAGATTGCAGCTGAAGCGGCGCAGATTGAAGCTCCCGATGAGACTATCTGGAGCAAGTATATTAGAACTGATCCTAAGCGTGTGCATAATGAGTTTGCACAGAGAGCTGTAATTTGTTCTAAGTATAAAGAAGCATATCAGTCTGTACTGGAAGAGCATAAGGGTGAGCCTGATGCGGTTGAAATTATACAGGAACAGATTGACGAATGCGATGCAAAATATGCTGTCTATACCAGCGTGACGAATCTGGAACTGATGAAGTCTCTGTGGGACATTATGACAGAGAGATTTAAGTCTGGTAAGAATAGCTACAAAAATCTCGTCCGTGAAGGTGTTGCTGCTATTGATCGTATTCGTCGTAGTAAGCAGAATGTACCTTTCCCGGTATATGATGAGAAGCTAGCTAAGCGTCCGGAGGAACTCTTTAAGCTTTATATGAAGCAGTATCCTGCTATGATCAAGCAGTATAATAGCGCAGTGATGCTGGTTAAGCAGAAAGAACCCGATGAAGTAGCGAAGACAGATATCCAGATGATTACCATTGAGGGTAAGTTTGAAGATACTGTTGCATCCTATTTCTCTTTGTTACTTCTGATCCTGTACGGTCGTATTATGAAAAAGCTCACCGACAATACGATGACAAAATATGATGCAATCATGCTCGATGCATATTTCCAGTGCTACTGTAAGATGGGTAGTGATATCTATCTACTGACTGATGTCTGGAATATCATGAAGGACTTTGTTGCATATGCTATCGATACCTGGCCTGTTACTGGTAAGAGGTAAACTGATATGAAGGGTGAAGTAGTATACACAGTCTGGTATATTCTTGCCGGATTAGCTGCAGTTGGAACATTACTCTACTTCATCAGTAAAATTGCCAAAGATTTCAGACTGTACCCTTCGTCTAAGAAAAAGTACAGTCTGAATATCTGGCTTTTACGTTTTATATGGGCATTCTTGCTCATATTTGAAACTGCTGGTGGAGTTGTTTTAGTTTATTTTACATACTGGCTAGTAAAGTCGGTAGGGAAGATGGTGGTATAAATATGAAGATAGCATTAATCATTGAAGCGATACTGATTATTACCCTATTCATTTCTATCCTTAAGGATATGATAGGTGATGCAAATGAAGCAAAGTGTCGTGGTGAAGACCCTAATACTTTTGGTGTATATTTCACCTGGTTCTTTCTATCTCTCCTGATTCTTTATGAAGGGATGAAGATCTATTGGGCGCTTTTCGTTTTAAAATGACACCATTATAAAAGGTGGTGAAACTAAACATGTTTGTTCTCGATAAATCTCGCATGCTTGTCGACTGTTATGCCCTTGAAGTTTATCTCCCATACGACTATCGAGAGGCTGCATACCGCGGAAGCCCATACTATTCCATATTAGGAACGAAGGTAAAATATCTGGCAGTTGGTAATATGCGATTCTTTAAGACAGAAAAAGAGTTACAGTCTCCAGAGTCAGTAAAGTGTCACCCGCTTGGAATTCCGATGCTGATTATGTCCGAGCCTTCAGAGATTGATGTTCGTGATGTAAGATTTTCAAAGGGTGGTCCTCTCCGTAAATGTATTGTGCTTACCTATATGAAGGGCGACGCTTTCATGGTAAATAACGAGACAATTAAATCTACTGATGCGATGATGATGATTCTCTCTCGCTTGGAGCAAGGTAAACTTGATCATCTCCCTCCTGAAGTAGTTGTACAGATTGTTCGTGACTGTGAAATAATGAATGGTATTAGTCTTCGTATTCCTTCTGAGGAAATGGAGATCTTCGTAGCTGAACGATACAGAGACCCTGATCACCCTACGCGTAAATATCGTTTCCATACCGGTGCGGCTGATCCTGATTCTATGGTTTCTCATAATATGAGAACTGATGCTGTTCAGGGCACAACCTATCAGGCTGTAATGCATGAAGATATTAATAATTCTCTGATTGCTGCAGCTAATCGACATAATTCTGGTCATATTGATGAACCTACTACAGTAGAGATGGTAGTACGAGGACTGGATATGTCCCGTTTGAAAGAGGAAGATTTTCCTACAGAAAATTAAGACTACATGCAGGGGCAATCCCTGCATGTGTTCTTTTTATATCAAACATAGTTATAACCATTAATCGTTAGGGGTAACGATGCGATGGTTATGGGGTAATTTTTCTTTCGAACGAGAAGTACAGAAACACCGCAAAAACAAATCTTTTGATCAAAAGGAAGGTGACATATCGACCATGATTATTCTCGATCAGGCCAATACCTATGGCTTCTCGAATACCGTGGTGAAAGTCATCGATCAGACCTACGAGGAGACCGCAACTGAGATTTATCCCGTTCCGGTTCCTGATTTTAACGTGCTGATTCCTACTGTTCAGGATATTGGTATCACGAATAGTCTGGAATTGTATCAGCCCGGTGAAGTCAGCAAGTATCTGAAGAACCATGGTAATCCCAATGCTCTGAAGTATGGCTTCGGCCCTGACTTTATTCATGGGGTTCTGGAACGCGGCGATTCCGGTGTTGGTGTTTACACCATTAACCTCCGCGGGGCGTCTGCCACGATGGCAAACATCATCGTACTGATGAAGTATCGCATTGAGAAGTCCGTTCCTTATGTGGATGCCGATGGCAACCAGTATTACAAGGACGAAAATAACCAGATCACCACTGACCCTGTTGAGGGTGGTGCGATCACTCGTGACGTTCTGCATGTCCGTTTTGAGACTGCCAATGTTGAAGAGTGCAAGAAGTGGACCGATCTGCATAAGGGCATGAATGCCATCTATAATGAGCAGGAGGATGACGAGGGTTATAAGACCATTCCTTGGTTTGGTGTTATGTATCGCGGCGCTTCTGCTTACGGCAATAACATCTACTTCAGTCTGATTCCTACCCGTGCTGAGTACGACGGTAATATGTATTACAAGGTTGCGCTGTTCGATGGCAAGACTATGCATACCACCGATCCTACTTATAGCTTCGACATCGATTCTGGTGCTCGTTATCAGACTACCTACTACTTCGAGAACGTCTTCAATGAGAACTTTAAGACCATGCGGTTCATGACTGCTGAGGATTCTCAGGCGATCGTTGATCTGTTCAACAAGTATCTCTACACTGTGGACGAGTATGTTCTGGGCACCTATGAGACCCCTGGTACTCAGTTCCCGGCTGTTGATCCCTTCAATGTGGATTCTTTTGCAATTCAGGTTGATACTGGTTCTCTGAATCCGCAGATCACCAATGCCTTCCGCCTCCAGGGCGGTTACGATGGCACTGAGACTCGCGATGAGCTCTTCCGCATGTTCTTTGCTGGTGAGATCCTGGGCGATATCACCTCTCCCCTGCGGTATCGTGTCAACTATATCCCTGACGTTAACTATGACGACGCTACAAAGCGTGCGATTGCCAGCCTGGTACAGAAGCGTATCCGCATGACTTCTGCCACCGTTATGCTCGGCGGCACTGATGGTTTTGTATCTGCTCTGATCGATCACCAGGCTAACTGGTACGAGACCATGCCTAACATTCGTCAGCTGGCTAAGTACCAGTCTCCGATGATGTATAATCAGTTTACTCGTCGGACTATGACCTATCCTGGCACCTACTTCGATACCATGGCGATGATGGAACATTTCGCCAAGTGGGGCAACTATTTCCAGCCGTTCGCTGGTGCAGAAGCCCGCTGGACTGGTTACATCGAAGATACGATGCCCTATCCTGCTGAGTCTCCTCAGTACCTGCAGTCTCTCCAGACTAGCCGCATCAATGTGGTTATGAAGGATGCTAAGGAAGGTGCTTACCTGGCTGACCAGCAGATGAATACTGTTCTGACTTCTGATCAGACTGAGTTTAATAATGCTTTCCTCATCTCTTGCATGCTATATGATCTGGTGGATCTGATTCACTACAATCATTTCAAGTTCAATGAGGCTGAGGAAGTTCGTCAGTTCAATGAAGCTGTGAACGATTGCATTAACTCCAAGTACGCGATCCATTCTGCCTCTATCTCCGCTTCTGTGGAGCGTGTTGGTACGATTGGTCGTTCCAAGTCCATGAATAAGATTACCGTCGTGGTGGATCTCAAGGATATCAATAAGTTCACTGATATCGAGCTCTACCTTGTCGATGAATAAGGAGGTGCGCAATAATGGCAAATGCTAACCCGAATCCTATGTATGGTCTCAAGGCCGATGGCGCGCCGACCTATGTGTCTCGTATGGAGACCTCTCGCACTCTGTATGATGTCGAGTCGCAGCTGCTGAGAGGTACTATGTCCTTCTCTAAGGATAAGCTGCAGGAGCTGGATCCTTCCTACACTGGTTACACACATGTGTTTGTTCTGAGACTTCCTCCTGTTATGACCGCTCCTGCCAATGGTCGTCAGATCGCCGGCTTCGAGGAGAATGGTGTACTGAATGCTCAGAACCATTGTCGTAACCTGAAGGCTCTCTTTGAGATGGGCTGTACGTCTTATTCTGGCACCCCTGATCTGACCCTGAACACTTCTGAGGTCAATGTGGGTTGGTCTGAGCGTTCCTATCCCGCTCCCACCACTTCTGCTTATGATGGTAAGCAGTTCACTCTCCGTTGTCTGGAGACCCGTGGTGAGCCTCTGCGTCGTGGCGTTGAGTATTATATCTCCGCTATTACCGATCCTAATGTTAAGGCTGCTATGATGAATGGCGCTCTGAATATGGACGGCACGCTGATGGAGCCTACTCTGCCCAACTTCACCTGGTCTTTCATGATCGTTCAAACTGACCAGACTCTGCTGAACATCCAGGATATCTCTATTTGGCAGAACTGTATCATTACCAACATGGATCGTTCTAACCTTGACTGGGAGAACGGTACGGTTGATATCATTCAGCCTAAGGATGTTCAGTTCTCTGGCGTCTATATGCCTGATGCTCGTAATCAGTATATCGATGCCATGGCTCAGAAGCTGCTCGGAAGCCGTCTCAAGTGGTATAAGAGATTCTCTGATCTTGGATCTGATGAACTCTCTACTGCTTCTTGGCAGGGTCCTGGCGCTGCCTATTAAGACAGAAGATCTTTCGTCAAACTTCCATTTATGAGAATTTTGGGAACCGGCCTATGTGGTCGGTTCCCAAATTCTTTTTAGTTTATATAAACTAATATGTGTAATTAAATAATATCATGTCGACAAGCATATAAGAGATCTCCAGTAATGCCCAATATCCACAATTTTAGCAAAATACAAATTTCCGATTTGACGAGAAAAGGAGGTATATATTATATCTATGAAGTGGAGATCTTCAAATCCCTTCCCCTAAATCCAATAAAAAGAAAAAGGAGTTAGTACAAATGATGAATCAAAAATCTACTTCAAGCAACCAATGTGATGCATGCGGGAAATGTGCAGCATCGAACCTCGCGGGCGTAATCTCTACAGAAACCCGCATCGAACAAGTGTACAATCAGTTTATTGAAGTTGCCAATGACGAACTGCTTCCCGATTTGATCTTTATCGGCGGAGAGGATATCCTTGAAGATATCTATCAGGAAACTGCTGTGATCGTTATGGAGCTTCTGAGCCGTCTTCCGACCGGCGTTGTTCCGAGCCAGAACGATATATACATGGCGGCAGAGGAATATCTTCGTGAATGGATCAAATCTCAGGTTGCCCAGCGTTGTGGCTGCGGCTTTAGCTATAGCGAGCTTGTGAGGCTTGCTGGTCTCGGTGAAGAGGACTACGATGATGGCTGGAACGGGAATGTTACCAGAGCCAAATTCGGAACCATACATACGATCCATTTTAACAGCAATGATGGAAGCATCTTTCTGAAGTTCTAATAAAAGGGAAAAAAGAAAAGAGAATACACCCCGGGGATATCCCCGGGGTGTATCTTTTATGTTTCTGTAGATTGTTCTTTTTCTTCCTCTTCTTCCATAAATGGGTCTACAACACCATCAGCAGGCTGTTTCTGCTCCACTTGAATGGTCATATTATATCCATGGAAGGTAAGCAACCGATAGAGTTCCTCGACTTTAATATGTTCGAGCTTCACGATATTATTCTGGATACCCATTATCGTATACTTATCAACTTGTACCTGTTTTGCATATTCTGCAATAGGAAGATTATTGCTCTTCATATATGCATTCATACTGGTGACAAGTGCCATTTGAATCATAGCAGGAGCTGTCGGTGTGACAGCTCCACTAAGTTTCAGAAGATATGGAATCTCAACTGGAACCAATGTTGACATATCTCTGATCGTCCTTTCTATAGATTAATAGTGCAACAAATAACCCCAATATTGCTCAATAATACCACGTTTTGCATACTGAAATGAATAGATATAGATATCAGATAGTGTAGACTCTTGGATACTGAGATATAGAGAATCTACATCCTTTAAACCACTGAACATAGATCGGAGAAGTGGTACTCTGATTTTTTTACCAGCATAGCGAATAATGAACTGATAAATCTCTGGACACTCAAGAGTTTTATTCTGGAGATCATATTTCAACCCATCAAATAGCAAACAGGCTCCTCCAGGCTTAATCCGTTTCAACAGATTCGTATAAGATTCTATACAAGTCTCTACAACTGTTGCTGTTGGATCTACCGGATAGTCAAGTTTATAAGTTTCAGTGGTTACAAGTTCTTCCTGCAAATAGTAGAGGAATTTGAGTTCTGCTCCATGATTTTTCACCAAGAAGCAGAACTCTTCTTTTACATCTTTTGATTTCAGTCCAGCTGCTTTCTTTTTCTCGTCTACAAGTTTATGTCCTCTATTGTAGCGACTTAAGATTGCAGACGAATTGAGAATAAGTGTCTCATTATAGAACGAATCCTTATACTCTTCAGTATCGGGGATGAAGAGCAAATAGTTGAGACCAACTTCACTATCAATATCCACAGTATAGCACATCATCAGCATTCTGTTATTCATAATGACATTACTGTAGCGACAACGAGTTGCGCGCCGAAGCAGGTTGATAAAGGGTTTTACTGCTAACATTATTCTTCATCCTCCTTTTCTTTACTATTTAACCGTTCCTGGAGTTTCTTATTCATTTCAGTAACAGTCGGAAGATTGAACCACACGTTGCCAAAAGAGATAATATCATGGCTCAGATAATCTGCAGTGAATTCCGCACCTGGGAGATACGAATTGATCTCTTCAATACGTTTCTCTTGTCCCATTGGGAGAACATTCTGCCGATCACTAATTTTCTCAGGGATGATCAATCTACCGATTTGTGTAGACTTACTTAAAGATCTGGTAAACTTTGCCCAAGGATACTCAGACGCAAAGTCCATATCCATTTCATCATCAAACACGTGTTTACTTGGGACGCCGGGGATTAATTCAACACCAGTAGCCGTATTAAAGTCTGGATTACCAACTAGACCACCAGGAAGTATCAATTTTTTCTGAATAGAGTCATTATAAATTGAGAGAAGATCACCAGCTACAGTTTCTGCTGCCTGCTGTGAAGTTTCATCAAATTCCTCATCACTATCAGAATCATCAACTTCTACTTCAACAGGATCAGATTCGGCAACAGCTTCATCGTCATCAAACCCCTCATTATCTAACTCAGCTCGCATTGCTCTGGCTGCTCGGATTTCCTCCATTCGTTCCAAATAATCTTCTGTCTCACCACGGATATAGTTGACATTTGGATTATTGCCCGGAACAAAACCCTTACGGAGATACCAGGTATAGTAGATCTGTCGCTGATAGCGAGTCTGCTTAAACAGATTTTCAAGCGGGCAGTTCTGCTGATTCATATCATAAATCATTGACATGCAGTCATTCGTGACAATATCAATCTGAACCTGTCTCACAACGTCAGAAATGTTATAGAAGACAAAGTTCCAGTAGTCTTTCATTGCAGCATTTGTAACATCAATACCTTTCTCGAATTGATGTTTACCAACACCAAGTTCAATACGAGCAATGTTATCGAGTTTGTTAGAACCATATGCTTTACGACCTTTACGAATGCCTGCATATGACTGCATCTGGTCTATCCAGCAGGTGGTAGATGCCATGCGGATAAAAGTTTTTCTATCAGCGATATCGATCTCCGCACGGTTATCCACATTCAGTTCTACAAAACGATATTCCTGTGGAAATGCGGGATCACACATGCAGTCTACATAGTTAAGACCATTCATTTCCATTCTTGCTGCAAGTTTAGGAATATCGTAACCGATATTCCAGACACTCATCGTATCCGGACGCACTTTATTGATGGTTTGAAATATTGCCATTAACAGATCACTTTCATGATCGAAAAGTTGAATATGATATTCTGCCTCCAGATCAATAACACGCTTTTTACCATCTTTTTCAACTTCCTGATGGTCAAACGTATCATGACATTGTTGGATGAATTTATCCAGATTTGCTTCAAAATGTGCCTGCTGTGGATATCGTTTATGATCTCTCAACAAGAATGTGAATACGTGCGGTTTCATCTTCTCTTTCCGGTTAGAATCAAAATTGAAGATCAACGTACATGCATTCACTTTATCTAAGTTTGCTGCTTGTTCAGTAGAACTCAGACCAAAGATATCAGCCTCGATATCGAGATATCCTTTATCGATGATATGATTTCGCATTGTATTGTAGTGATACCCGAGCATAACCCGATAGTAATCTTCAACGGACATATCAGACATACACGTATACGGCCATTTGAAGATCTCTTTAGCAGAGCTGCTATTGCCAGTTGCATAAGACTGATCGTAAATAGCTTTCATCACCTGAGAGGGTCTATCAGTGCAATCTTTCAGTTCCTCGTAGATTGTACGAAGAACCTTCTTTGCTTTTACAGTTTTCGAATATGTTTTATCGATTTCGATATATTCTCTAGGCGTCATGAAACCAGTGCGTTCTTCAGGTTTAATGAAATAGATCTCCATTTCTGGATCTTTAATAATACGGACTTTTTTCTTATCTTCCGCATCTTTATATACAATAAACAGGGTATCATCTTTCCCTGTGTTTCGGTGTTTATACTGCTGATACAGTTGTACAGAAAAGATTGTGGCCTGACTTCCTTCAGGCTCACGCAGAATATTATTCATTCCCATAAATTGCACCATCCTATGTGTGTATTCATGTATATAATTTATACCTTATAAGGATGTATGAAAGATTGTGAAAATGTAAGAGAAATAGCCAAAAATGGGCATATTAAAATTTCCGATTTTGCGACATTTTGAGATATATACTATAATTGTAGAGCAGGATAGATGAAGAGTTTCAAATTCGTCTGTCTTGCTCTACAATTATCTATTTTCGCTATGATGGAAGCGATTACAAATAATCCATCGTCAACTGCACAAAAAGGTGCAGAAGAAAGGACTTATTATGAAGATCATGATCAATACTAACGAGACTGAAATCCGCACCATTATGAGCACTGTGACTGATACCATCCGTGTCTTCGAACCCAACGCTGTCGATGCTCATGAGATCGATCGCGTAACCCATGAACTCACTTCCACGGATAGTGTCTACCACTTTGCTCAGAACTGCACCTGCACCCGCAACCACAGTAACTTCACCATCGACATCGATGAGAAGATGGTTCAGGACCTTGCTCCTGTGATCATCAAGGTTGCCAAGTTGGTTGCACCCATCTATCATGGCGGCAAAGCGTTGCTGATGACGATCAAAAACCTTTGTGAGACACTTCCCGAAAGCCTGAAGGTTATTGGAAAGGAGTTTCATGATAAGTGGGCTCTTCGTAAGAATTATCAAGTAGTTCGGCTTGAGAATGAAGACCTGAATCTCTTGGACATCGTAGTCCTCGAAGACGATGGGAAGAATGATCCTGAGATCACGGATATCTTCCATATTAGCGAAGTCTATGAGAACATGACGGTCCAGCGTCACATGGTAGCTAAGATGACTCTCGACAAGTCTACCATTGAGACTCACGATGAGGCTATCAAGGTTGCTCGGAAGATGCGTGATAATCTCCGGAAGGATCTGGAGGCTATGGCTGAGGCTACTGATAGCGATGTCGCTACTGACGAGAAGATCGAATTCTAACAAAACTCGAGTGCGGCAAGGCGCCTCGAGTTAATTTAACCCAAGAAGGAGTACGAACAAGATGTTTACCTACTATGATGTAGAACATGAGATGCGAATGGATAAGCTTCGTACGAAGCAACTTGAGGCGCATGCCCGCAAAATTAAGTTGGAGAAACTTCTTAGTAAGCACAGTCATAAGACTCCTGACGAGATCAAGGATTTGTGCAGTATCATTGAGAAGTGTAAGCGTGATGGAGCAAAGGCCAAGGACGATATGATCCATTGTCTGGCGTCGATGTAATAATAGAAAGAGAGGATAACAACAATGAAACATAAGCTCCAGAGAATCAAAGAGGAATCTCGTCAGATCTGCACTGAGATTAGTAATGATCTCACACAGTCGAAGAAAGAACTGGATCAGGTTGGCTGCAACTATCACAATCAGCGTGAGCAGGTTCTGCGCAAGATCCATGGTGACAACTATTATAAATACATGTAAGAGGAGGAACATGATATGGGTTACAGAGATGTCAGTTATATTGAACAACTCTGGTACATCCTAAAATGGTTTGTCACAGGGAAAGACCGTAAGCTTCGTAAACAACTGAAAGATTCTAAATGAAAAAGAAGACCGGGTGGGAACTTGATGTCCCACCCGGTCATATCTTCAACACACAGTTTATTTTTTTGTTTTACTTCTTATCCTTCTTGCTGTCAACAACAGCAGAAACCTTGGCAGATTTCTGAGTCTGAGCCCACAGCTTCTTGGCAAGACGCTCGGCCTTCTGACCAAACAACTTCTTCAGCTCAGCCATGTTCTCCTTCTTGATCTTCTGACCCAGCTTATACTTCTTATAAGCTTTGTGGTTAGCCTTCCTGCCCATCTTCAGAGTGATGATAGTAGTCAGACGGTTGATCTGGGCGTTCTTGTTCAGATGAACGACATTCAGCTTAGGATTGCTGATATGTACGGCAGCAGCCTCAGAGATGATACCCTGACCAATCAGATAATCCTGAGCAGTCAAATATGCGTCGATAACTGCCTCATCCAGATTATCAGCAGACTCATCCATGAGCATCATCTGCAGCATAGTAGGCATGCAGGCATCTGCGCACTCGCGCATAAACTCTGCATCTTCCTCGTACATAGCAATATCCTCATCAGTCACAGTGCTGCTCTGCAGTGCAGACTCACTGATGGAACCGTTCGCGAACTTGCGAAAATTTTCCATGAAGTTCATTTGTTAGGAGTCCTCCTTCTAAATTATTTTGGATGCAAAAATACGTATTTAAGCATTGTGTCATCTCTCGAGTATGGCACTGGAGTCCAATCAGCGCCACAATGACTCTGCTTATAGGTATGTTTGGTAAATCTATCATGATTATAATGTTATCTATGCATATAACGCACTTACGTTTTGATATATGGTTTGATACATATATACAAGTGCTGAAATATAGAGGTGATGATGAGAATTATGAGTAAGACAATGACTGGAAAATATCTACAAGAGAATTGGATACGCGAAATGACTGATATGCTCGAACGCCTAAATCCTGATATGGATCGTAGTGCGATCGAGGATTTTGTTATTGAGCAGTATATGGAACACTACAGAGATCATGATGCTGTAGTATATAATAGCTACGAAAATACCGTAGCGCATACTTCACTTGGGCAAGTGGTTGATTGGATCCAAACTGATAGACCATTGATTGCTGAGTCTGGAGTTTTCTTCTATCCGAAAGATAAAAAACGGAATGTGAATATCGAGATCATCAAAGAGTGTATGCTCGATGCTCGTACGATTCATAAGAAGGAAAAGTTCAAAGCAATGGAAGCTGGCGATATCTTTACAGCAGCTGTTAAGGATATCCAGCAGGCCAATGATAAGAAAGCTGCAAACTCTGGATATGGCGCTGAAGGTCAGTCATCCTCGTTTCTGTTTAATGTGCATTCAGCCATGTCGGTTACAGCATGTGGACGTGGTCAGTTGTCTACCGCAATTCTTTGTTATGAAAATCTTCTTGGAGACTTTGTAAAGTTTTTTGACATGGATGAATTCCATAACTTCATCCAACATATTGTGAATGAAAAAAAAGACTGGACTTTCGAGACGTTTGATGTAATTGATCGTATCCCAAGTAAGAAAGACTGGATTAATCGTTTTGAAGCCAAGTTTCTTCATCCATCTCTTTTGGATCATAAGCAGATTGAACTGATCTATGATTCTCTATCCAATGAAGAGAGAGCGAGAACTTTTTATAAAGCAAATATTAGAGACTTTATCTCTAAGAATAGGATGTTAGTGGAATTATTTACTGATATTTCTGAGACGAAGGTTGAATTCATTGACCCGAATGAAGTTCCGGAAGCGATTAAAAATGATGTGAAACTTATTTGTGCACTGGTTACGGAGTTTGTGAACTATAAGTACAGTTGGTTCCGTTATGAAGATCGCGCACGTTACCAGAGACGTGCCGTTGTGACAATCAGTGATACTGACTCTTGTTTCTTGTCATATGGGCCAATGTTGAAATTCCTGTATGACAAAGTCATTCCAATGAAACTTTGGAAGAGATCAGATAGCGATGCAAAGAAATCTCATAAGATCAAGATGTTAAATGTTTTGTCATGTTGTTCATCTGCAGCGATTGAGAATACTCTGTTTAATTACCTTGGATATGCCAATGTTGCAGATGAAGATAAGCCATATATTAAGATGAAAAACGAGTTCTATTATGAACGAGTTATTGTCACATATGCAAAGAAATCTTATATCGGTTTGATGACAAGACAGGAAGCGGTTGTTCTTAAAAAACCGAAGATGGACGTTAAGGGTGTTAATTTCTTTAAGTCTACAGCAAGTGAGAAGACATCTGAGTTTATCTATGATAAGGTACTCATGGGGCAACTGTTAAGACCAGAAGATGGAAAAATTTCTCTGCGAAGAACGTATAAGACAATCTCCGATTTCCAAGAACAAATTGCGCATGAGATTAAGCAGGGTGAAATGGGATTCCTAAAGCGTTCGATTAGAGTAAAATCTGTTGATGCTTATAAAGATCCTATGCGTATCAGTGCATATAAAGCAGCATATGTTTGGAACTATGTGAATGATGATAAGGATCGTATTGAACTCCCCGCAACAACGACTCTTGTCAAAGTGAAATTAAAGGATCAGAAAGATATTGCGGCATTAGCACCATGGCCGAAAATCTATGAGCGAATGATGAAACTCTTCGAGACGGATCCCAACTTTGGTGATCATGAAGTTGAGAAAGATGGTAAAGTTCGTAAAGTAAAGGGCGCTGGTGTTAATGCGATTGCTCTTCCGGATGATTATGACGAAGTACCTGAATGGATCCTAGCAATCATCGATGTACAGACTTTGGTGAATGATAATATGAGACTATTCAGCCAGTTGTATCTTCCTCTTGGTTTGTCTTCTGGAACTGCAAAAGGCACAGGTTCTCAGGCGAAATATTACACGAGCATTGTTCGTATTTAAATCCACGATCTCAGTGGGTGTCTATTATATTTGGTGCCCACTGAGTTTATTTTTATATCTCTTAATATGAGGAGGAGAGTTGATAATGATAGAAAGCCCGTTTAAGTTCCATACCCGACTGAGTCCCGATGAGGCTCAGAAGCATACCAAGGTTCTGGTAGATACGATCAAGGCACCTATTCTCCAGGCCGGTGTTGGTACAGAAATCAACCTCAGTACCGTATTCCCACTCACTACTGTCAATAATCCATATCCAATCATTGTAATCCTGAATGGAGTTGGTGGTAGCGGTAAAGGAACATTTGCATCTATGGTTGCTAAGTATGCTGAAGATCCTATTCTTGAGATCTCTGTTGTTGATCCTCTGCGAGAGATTGCGGACAAATTAATCCATACACATGTGGACAACTACATAGACCTCTATAAGGATAGACCTAAGACTTCTGACGAACATGCTGCTGAGAAGTCTGATCAATGGCGGTCTCTGATGCATGATCTAAAGATGTCCTGGCAGAATCTTGATGATGGTCCTAATCTTTACTGTCTTGGTCAGATTATCCGTATGGTGACGGTTGATAACAAGGATGAGATCCCTGGTATCATCTTTGTAAATATTCGAGAAGAGGAAAATATCAATCGTTTTAAGGATTATTGTCACAGTATGGGATTGATTTGTTTCAGTCTTCTTATTGATGGCAAAATCGATTCTTCTCAGTTCACAAATGAGGGAGATGCTCTAGTCAATACATTCGAGTATGATGTAACAATTCCCAATAAGGGTAACTTGGATGATCTTTCTATTACAGCATTTATCTTCTACAAGTTTATCAACCGTGCAAATCATATGTATGGTGTTGGAATCGAAGAAGATGATAAAGCAACGCTCGGGTCTAATACTGAAGTAACGGATCCCCCCGATGATGAAACTACTACACCGCCGAATACTGTCGGCCAGGCTGCGAAGGAGGACAGTAGCGGTGATACCGCAACCTCCTTTCTTCACAAGGGCAATGATACTGACCTCGCTGGGTCTAACGAATGTGAGCTTCAAAGTGAAGATCATAATCGGAATGATACAACTAGCGGGAGCAGTAGTACGAATGGTGATTAAACGTATCCTGGCTTCTAAATCGATTCCGCAAAAAACATTACAATAACTCAAAACCGAAAGGTGGACATGAATTATGGCCTACAATAATAACTATCAGAATAACCAGGGAGGATACCCCCAGAGAAGGTCTACTGGAGCACCTCGTAACAGTGCTCCTCGTACTCAGCAGCGTGAACCTCAGGAGCAGAGCACTGGTCCCACTCTCTACAATGAGCGTGCTGGCAAGTTTCTAAATTTCAATTACTGGGGACGTTACGCCAGTATCGAGATTGGTATCGTCCAGCCTGGTAGCGCTATGAACTGGGATGCTCGTAAGAATGCTCAGAAGGTTACTCAGGTTGTAGCCTTTGAGAATCTGAGCGAGATTTGGGATATCTGTGAGGAGGTTCTGGATTCTTTGAAGAATACCGGCACCTTTACTTCTGCTGGTATTCGTGTCGGCATGAAGCAGGATGCTATGGTCGAGATCAATAACGGCTCTACGATCAATATGGCTCCTGGTATCTATCTGGTTATTTACAAGAATCTGGATAGTGGTAATCGTACCAATAATCTGGAGATCTATCCTTTTGAGGATGTTCGTATTGTTCGCGGATATGATCATAGCTCTGGTATGGCCAAGGATGATATCAGCAAAGTTGGTCAGTTCAAGAAGTTCTATCGATTGATCAGAGAAGCCGCCAAGGCCTTTACCATGGCTCAGGTACATGCTCTGCAGGTCGTTACTAAGTCCGATCGTCTGGGCACTTTCAAAGCACTGACTTCCATTTCTCAGGCTCTCGGTGTAGATATCTCTTCTGAACTGAATAAGCTCAGCGGCAATCCCAATAAGGGTAATAATAATGGTGGCGGTTATAACCGTCAGGGTGGTGGAGGATACAATGCTCCTCGCGGTAACTGGCAGAGCAGTGGTTCTCCCCGTAGCGCTACTTTTGAATCTGGTGCAGATTCCTACAAGGCTCAGCAGCAGATTATGTCCACTCTGGATGATCCCGTGGATATTAACCTCTCTATGGAGAGCCTCACGAACGTTGACATGAGTCAGTTCAAGTAATCAAGAGGCGCTACATATGAGAGTAACGGAAGATAAGGGATTTCTTACTGAGATGTTTCCCAATGTAATGAAACGTACACGTCTTTTGATCATCGATCATGATGTGACGCGTTATCACAGTTATGATCTTCTGAGATACCAACTCTTCCGTGATACGCAGACTGGAGATAAAGAACATTTCATGAGCATTAAACCGGGTTATCAATATTTACTCAGATCTGGAACTGAACTCGCTGATCGAGTCAGATTTGCTCAAAATGGAATTGAAGAGTTTAATATCTATGAATGCTTTAATAAAGATTTGGGTATAAATACTCCGGAGAAGTATACAGTAAAGCTTCATGAAATGTTCCAAGATCCAGCTTCTCGTGTTACTGAAACTGATGTTGGTAGTTCAAGATTCGATATGATCTTTGATCGCCCAGCGATCGATGGATTTCTGTTACGATATAAAGGAGATCCACATCTTCCTTCCTGTTACGAGAGATTGACAGTATACGAGGCCGAGAATCTTCTCGACCTCAATACTGCCTCAGCAATTATTCATCAAGATCAAATCAATGCTGTTATGATCTGTAGCACAGAACTTGCTGTTAGGTTAGCAACAAGGCTCTATCAGGAAGGATATAAAAATTCAATTACAATGATTATTGCTCGATATGCATACAATTTTGTCTACAGTGATGAGGGGTTAATGGTATATCCGAAGTTCGGGGAGGAACTCGGTGTACTGGAAACTTCTTTGAAACATGAATTTGGATTCTTTGATCCTTTCAGTGGTCTTACATATCGAGCACGATTTATCGAAGAAAATGAGGTGCAACCATATGAGCAAGAATGATCGACCCAAGGTACAAATTCAGAGTAATTCTCTTCGTGGAGAATATATGCATGAAATCGCAGATCGAGTAGTCAATGAAATTTATGCAGATGTTTCTCCTATGTTCGGTCCTGGTGCAAGTGATGCGGTGATTACAAAAGACGGTCAGCCGTATTATACCCGTGATGGTAAAGAGGTTATGGAGTCTCTTACATTCGATAACGAGCTGGCAAATTATGTTCATCATTTCCTCTATCAGGCGGCATATCATCAGGGTAAAGATGTCGGTGATGGTAGTACCACTCTGATCATGCTGTACTGCAATCTGTATAAGAGAATTCGTGAACGAATTCTGGATCCCAATATCAGTAAGCATGGCAATGCTCTTCAGAATCTAAACATCAACGGAGTTCGTAGTACATGGAAGAAGATCACCAATGCGATTGTAGATAAACTAAAAGAAAATGCCGTTCCTCTCACTGATGATCTTCTGAAGTCCAATCTCTATACCTGTACACAGGATGCAGAGTTAACAGCTAAAATCTATGAAAGTCTGCATGATGCTATCATGGCCGGTGCATACATCGTTCCCAGAAAGAGTAATATCGCTACCGATTTTAATGTGACTACATACCACCGTCCTCTGCTGAAAGTAGTACGTCAGTTCTCTCTAAAAGCTATGCAGGATGAACCTGAGAACTGTGTGATATTTTACTGCAATGGAATGATGAATCTAGCTCATCCTGAGGTTCTGGTCGCAATGTCTGGTATTTCTACTGTTGGTGCTAATGGGCAGAAAGTTCATCCAAACATTGTATTCCTCTGCCATGGCGTGACAGAACTTACTCGTGATACGATTCGTCGATATTCAAAGATGGTTAAAGATAATGGTTGGAGTATCGATCAGTTGAATAATATTGCTATCTATACTATGACTGATTATCGAATTATGTCTTCCGAAGAATTGGAAGATATCGGTACGATTATTACCGATGAGCCCGGTCTTGGCGGTTTGGTACAGCCTATTACTTTTGAGGCGCTTCTCTACAAGACTTTTGTCGACACAAATGCTCTTGGCATTGAGCCCATTGAAGAGCTGGAGATGTTTGATGCTGATCTGCATCTCTGTGATAAGATGAAGAATATCTTTTTCAAGCCTTATCGTCTAATCTTCGATGATGTTGAAGGTATGGCTATCGATAAACCTTTTGGTCCTGTAGCACAGAAGAGATATGATGATCTCCGTAAAGCCATCGAGGAAGAGAAATCTCCTGTAAAGAAAGTGGAGCTGAACAAGCGTCTACGTCGAACCTATGGTATGTTTATTGATGTAGAAGTTGGTTCTACTCTTCTGAAGGATAGTCAGCGTAAGTTTGAACTGATTCTTGATGCGTTAATATCTTCTACAGAAGCCGCTCGTAGTGGCGTGCTGTTGGGTAATGGTATGCTGCATGCTTTAAGTGCTATCGGCAATTCAGATCAGTCTATTGCGCCAAAGTTCCGAGATGCATATGATATTCTTTGGACTGCCATTGGTGATACGTTGGTAGAGCTTATGGAGAATTATGGCCGTTCTATCGGTATGGATCGTAGTGAGTTTATGTCTTGTACAGTAAATGCTGAGTATGATCCTGCTGACTTTAACCTTCGTGGTATTGAAGTATGGCCGAAGAAGGATTCTACCGAAGCTATGGCCACTCGTAATCAGTTTATTACGATTACTGATTCTACTGGTAGTGATATGGAGATCAATATCCAGGTTATTGAGCCTATGAGTGTGATGAAGTCTATCATTGAACACTCTGTCCTTGCAGTTGAGCTTGCTCGTACAGAAGTTTTCCATATCTCCGGTCAGCGTGGATACATGGGTAACTATATTGATTAAAATAAGAGAGCAGTGGGATTATCCCACTGCTTTTCTTTTTCGATTAGCATGCAAACACTTCAATAATGGAGGAGGTGTCAGAAGGATGATATGGATAAAACGATTTTTCCATAATATTTATTTGAATTATAATCGATATGAATTCAGACGCTGGATGAAGTTTATTTTTACATGGATTACCATCATTGTACTTTGCATTGCTATCATAGGTTGTATTATCATTATTATTCATCGTGATGCTAATATTGATAAAGAATCTATTGGATTCTATGGCGAAGTTATATACAATGAAAACAATATCGAATATCGAAGAGATTTGGTAACAGATCAGGTCTTTATTGTTCGACATTCAATGTATAGTACCACAATAAAGGATATTATCGATCCAGATACAGGTCTACCAATGCTCTATGATAAATTTATGGAAATAGTAAAAAGTCGGGGAGGCTTTATTGAATGAAACTGAAAGCTTTCATGGCTGATACTTTTAGTGTCAGCAAAGGTGCTGTTCGAATTAGTACAAAGGGAATCATCGAAGATTATCGTGAACGCTATGATACTATGGTTAAAGACCAGAAGAAGATTCCTCATGCTGATACATACACTGTAACTCCTGGAAATCGAGTTATGGTTCACGTAAAAATCCCCTCAGAAACAGTAGAGGGATTCTTCTATGATGTTCTTCTTGAGCTGTCTGCAGAGAAAACTGCAGTAAGTTTCGAAGAGTGTGATATCAAGATCTTTTCTAATTCTCCGTCTTTTGTTTATTCTGTTGCATATATTTTCGCTCACTGGGATCCAGATGCACAAAAGCCGACAGAAAAAGGAAAGGGAATGATGATTGATACTCTGAAAGGTAAGCTCCCTCGTGACAGAATGCTTATCCCAGGAGTAGAAAAGAAACTCGGCAGAAAGCCGATTCATGATCCCCCAGAAATTCGCAACCCTATGGGTCTCCCTCTTTTCGATAAGTCTATCTACTTTGCTATTTTTTATCTGATGGATAATATGGCTTTTCACCAGGTCATGCATAACCATCGGTTCCGCACGGCTCAGCAGGTTTTCAATAGTGTTGCTGAATTTGATAAACTGATGATGGAACGAAAACGCATGGAAAATCGTCAGAAAGAAAGAAAGACGAAAAAACAAGCAGATATTGAAAAAGACATGAGAGCAAAGGAACGTGGGGTTGATAAGATCAATCGTTCTGGTCTTATGCAACCAGAGCGTTCATCTGCTATGAGAACGACTATGTCCACACCGAAGTCTACTCGTAGTACCAATTCAATGAAATCTACTCGAAGAGTGACAAACAAATCTGGAGAATAATTTTCATGTCTATATATTATAGGTATAGCATCAGAGAACGGAGGTTGTGCTGATGAGCAAAAAGAAAAAGGACAAAAAGAAAATTGCCATGGACATCCTTGGGATTGGAACGCCCGAGGATGTCTCTGAGCCCAAAGAAAAGGAGGTTAAGAAACCTGCATCTTGTATTTTAGAACGCAGACTTGAGGATCGAAAGATCCCATTGGTAGATGCGGGTATTAAAGATAAAGATATCAAGAATCCGCCAGCTGATGTAACGGAGGCTTGGTATCAGTCTGCGCATGTAGGAAAATATGTTCACATGGAACAGGTCACAAAAGATGGCCACTCCTATACCACAAAGCGAGTTCAGTTTGAGTTTGGACGTATGCTAAAAGGTTATGGAGATAATTTGGATGATCGAGGCGTAAACCCTGTCATTGAGCGACTTTCGTTTGCTACAATGAATAAGGTCTCGTTCATTAACAATATTGCAAACCCCCTTCGCTATATCAACTATTTCATCGAGTATTTTGATGATGATGATGAACTCATGAGGGCTTACTTCCATGTGATGTTCCAGATTATGTTGGATGACATCGATCTTGATCCCACTGCATTTATCGAGACTGTCTATGCGGCATTTACTACGGATAGTATGATTGAAAAACTTGTCCGTATGGTAGAATATAATACAGATGACGGTTTGGTAAAGAAAGCGGATCGAGTATATGATGAATCTATCCAGCTGACGATTGAACATTTGAAAGCAATAATGGGTGTAAGTTGTCTGCACAAGTTTGTTATTCCCCTGGTATCTCATTATTATAATACACGCACGCGGCTGTTAGATGAAGCTCATATGACGGATAAGGATTTATACTATTATATGTTCACGTCCTTTATTCCGATCTTCGATGAGACCTATGACATATGCCTGTATAACAAGTTGTATCACACGAGTACGACGCGTATCACTAAAACCATTAACCAGGAGTCTGGTATGTGGGATCGTCGGCGTCGTGTTGGTACGACACCTACATCCTATACCAATGAGCTGATGCGTGACTTCGTTATCGACATTTCACAAAAGGCTGTCTTCAGTAAATCTGCTATTGTATTTATTCACGTCTGTATGGACAAGGCAATACGCAATACCTTAATCCAGCCGGATAAATACGACTATACAGAAATGACAATGGAGGCATCCGACTCTGTCAATGAAACGATATCCCGATTCGATCGTTGGCAGACTGATAAATCTTTCCACAGTCAGAGAGATCGTATTCGATCCTATGTATCGATCAAAGAATCTTTAGACCGTTTTGGTCGAGATGTTGGATTGGATTTCAAGAAGATGCGATCTGACAAGAAGAAAGATATAGAAGCAACCAGAGAACTGAGAGAAGAGTTTGTGTATTATCGTGATAATATCGTTCAACCTATGAATGATGCACAGCTTTATCTTATCCAGTTGTACTATTCCTCTCTGGTAGGCAATACGGAGGATGGCCGTACAATGGAAACTTCGGATATCATTAAAGTTATCATGATCATGAAGCGCGACTTTGAAAGAAGGAACTATAGCTATCTCCCATTCTTCATTAGTGGTAAGGTTGATGTTGCGGCTGGTAAAAAATACAATCGCAAACGTGTCGAGAAACTTATCACTTCACACCCTTTGTATGAGGATTGGGTTGCGGAATATGAATTCACGGAGGGCTTGCTGAACAAGGAGAAGATGTACGGCGAGATTAAAACCGTGGTTGCATGTCCGATCGTGGTAATTGATTATGAGCATCCGGAGATGTGCGGTCAATTAATGAAACCTGTAGAGGTATGTGTAGTGGATGAGATCATGAGGTTCTATTGTTCGCTGTAATCTCAAGCATATATTATAACAGAGAACCTTATGAAGGAGGTATTATATGAGCGATAAGTCACTTGATCCTCGAGAATATCGAGGTCGACACATGGAAAACTACCGGACGGAAAAAGAGAGGAAGCAGGATTGGATCCATAAGATCTTTCTCTTCAGTCCGGAGAAATCTGAAGATATAGATTTCATGAACTCTAAGCTCAGTCAGATTGTGAACATTTATGAACACAATATGGCAGATTTTGAATTTAATGCCAAGAAGATCATCAAGCATTATAAGAGGTGCTATGGCGATACAACTCTTGGTATCTACACACTTGGACAGTCAATCGTATTCCGAGTGTACAAGGGACAGGAGGAACCCTACCATCTGTCTCTGTATAAGTTCTTGATGAACTACACTATGCTGGTTCTTCCCATCACGGTTGGTTGTGATATGAAGGATTGGCAGCCATGGTCTCCTCACCGTTGGACCACTGATGGTTGGGTGGATCAGATGAATAAGTATATTGAGCAAGCAAGACCCGAAGCTAATATGCGACTGATCTGCGAATGTCTGGAGCTATCTAAATATCTTATGAATCTCTGGGTGGCAGAAGCTGGTGATCGTCTTGGTTTGAGTATTTCTAATAATGACTTCATTGAAGTCATGAAGAGAAGTGAAGATGCTTATAAGTCGATCACCTGCACATTTGATATCCCCGATGGAATTAGTCCTACTGATCTTGAGAAGATGACATCAGAACGAACCAATAAACTTCTGTCGTTCATTAGTGATCAGGTGGATCTTCCTATCTCTGTATATGCACGGAATAAGCTGTTCAATCCTGCACAGTTCCGTGAGTATGCAGTCCACATTTGTCACAAGCCGGATCTTGGCGGTAACACTATTCCGTATACGTATCCGACAAATATCATCATGGGCATTAAAGATCCTCGTGCATTCTCTGTCGATGCTCATGGTGGTAGAAAGGCTGAAATTACCAAGCTTAACGTATCCGATGCAGGTACACTAGAACGAGCGTTGATGATGATGATGTCTCCTGTCCGCTTTGTTGATAATGACTATGAGTGTAACAGTAAACATTTCCGTAAACGCTATGTTGCTAGCCCTAAAGATCTGGTAAAATTGGATGGGCGTGTATATACACTTGATCCTGAATCTGATGAATATTGGATCTGCGATCCATCTGATACTAGTCTTATCGGAAAAACGATTTATCTCAAAACTCCGATTACGTGCACACATCCCAAACGCAATGAAGGTGTTATATGTTCTGCCTGTTATGGTAAGCTGATGTCTTCGCTGAACTGTGATGTGCATGTTGGTCGTCTGGCCGCAGCAGAGTCTGCTGATGAGATTGAACAGAAGCTTCTGTCGGCAAAGCATGCTCTTCAGACGAATACTGTGCGTGTAGAGTTTGATGATATGTTTGCACAATATTTCGATCTCGGTAATGGTCAGATTTCCCTCGGTTCTGATATGATCGAAGAGTCTATGGAACATGATAGCGATTTCCACCATCTCCATCTGGAGTTCTATCCTCATACAATGGGGAAACATCAGGATGGTGAGTCCAGACATTTCGATCGATCTTTCACTGAGATCGTGATTTATGATGATCGTGATGGTAGCCGTATCACTATCTCCGAGAAGAATGGAACAAAGTTATATCTCAGTCCGGAGTTCAATGATGATCACTTTCTCCCTGCACTTAACTACAGGGATACGAAGGATTATATCCGAATTCCGTTCACTGAAATTTGTGATGCAGGTGAAGTTCTGACACAGGTGCTGTTCGAGTTTGCTTTCAAGAATAATGAATTGGCAAGCCCGCTTCTGACGTTGGAACGAATCATGTTCAACTGTGAAACCATTAATCAATTTAGCGGATATGATGACTGTCTGGATACTCTGATTCCGCTGTTCATTAAGGGTGGTATCTATATCCCTGACTATCAGACGGAGATGCTGGTATCTCAGATGATCACATCCCCTACTGGAGAACCTGTAGACTGGAATGATCCTAATCCGGAATATGTGTTCAACAGTATCAATAAGTCGATCCAGAAAAATGCATCAGCACTAACAAGTATACTCTATAGAGAGTCTGGTGCACAGATCGCAGGTGCTTACGACACCTATAACAAATCGGGCACATCCTCGTATGACTGGTTTATCCTGGAACGAGGTGCTAATAGCGTGTGGAGCGAATAAATATCGCTTCACCAAGCCAACCAAAATATGCATAAGAAGAAAGGATGCAACACAATGGCTAACTACGAGAAGAACAACAACAAGACCGGCAACAATCGTCCTCCCAAGCCCGATCCTCATCCCGTCGCCGTGCTTCTGCGCGACAACATTAGTAATCAAATGCTCGATTTCTTGAGAGCTACTCCCGAGGATCGTTTCAACATGTGTAGAGATTTGTTCAAGGTTGAGGCTTTCCCCAGCGATCTGGCGGGCTGTGAGGGTGCTGAAAACTACAGTGTCTTCCAGATTGAGCGTACTACTCGTATGCGCAAGGAAGATGTCGAGAACAATGAGATTCCTCGCATGTCTGTTGCTATTATCCTGATCGATAAGACTACCCATAAGCCGGCGTTCTATCTCAATGGATATATTACTCCTAGAGCTACTGCTTCTATCACCATCTACTGCATGGGTGAGAACGGTCCTGACTATCGCCAGACTGTGCGCTGGAGCTCCCGTGAGTTCGGCTTCTAATAGCCGATACATATAAGGAGTACGACAAAGGGTGGGCCTTCGGGTCCACCTTCTCCTTTTCGCGAACATTCCTATACAATTACATACAGAAAGGATTGCGATACCATGAATACGCATTTTAACCCGTATGAGGAGCTGGCCAACGCAATCATTGTACAGGCGGCTAAGGACTACAAAGACGTTCTGAAAGGATGTGTCGAGAGTAATACGAAGAACAGGAAAGAACTGGAACAATTCTTCCATTCTGAGTATTTCATAACTCTTACAAATCTGGATGGTAAAGTTCTGATGGAACGTCTTCGTCAGACCGTGCACGAGGAAGAGGAAGCTAAGCGTAAGAGAGCAGTAAGCCGACATCGTAAATCCACAGTAGAAACCAAAACAGAGGATATAACTCTTCATAAAGAAAATGTCTTTCGTTACAAGAATTACATAGCTGGAGAGTATAAAGTCTCCGCGTAAATAGAAATGATAGTCAGCCCGGGATAAAACTCCCGGGCTGATATTTTTTGATTAGTCTCAGAACGTAAGAATAAGAGGTGATAAGAAAATGGAACCTAACACTGAAACTTTTTATCAGTTAGTGCCGAAGAAGCATACGACGAAACTGAGACTGAATAGAGTAAAAGACAATGCGATCATATTTCGTCATGGTCACATTGCTATTACTAATTATGAGTTAGGACAGAACCGTGAATTCGAAAAATCAATATCCACATGGGAAGAGATGCAATGGAGATATGATCGCAAAGTTGGTTATTATGTTCCAGAATTAAAAGAATTTCGCATTCCTCGCGGATTTAATACTGAGCAATTAGCACAGTATTTTAAAGGATATAATGTTCGAGTAGACAATAATGCGGTTTATCCTGCAGATAAAATCAAAATAGATCTTCTTACACCACCCCGCGATGATGAGCAGCGGGTGGGCCTTTCTTTTCTGTGCTGTCAGGGAGAATTCACAAGAAACGCTCGTTATACTACTTTAATGCTAGATTTAACGACCGGGTCTGGAAAGTCGTATACAGCAGTAGCTGCCACATGCTTTATGCAAGCGCGTACGTTAATAGTTGTTCCATTTAGCAAACTGCTTGATCAATGGAAGATGTCGTATTTAAATTTCACTTCTCTTAAAGAAGATGAAATTCTTATCGTTCAAGGTAGTAAGACATGTGAAAAGATTATTGCGGGAGAATATACGCATATAAAAGTATTTATCATGATGTGTGATACCTTGGACTCTTTCAATAAACGTCATGGTGATTTAGAAACTATTGAACTTCTTCGATCTACAAATGCTTATGTGAAGATTATTGATGAAGTTCATAGAGATCTGAAAATCATTTCTAAAATTGAAGCTCTCAGCAACTTTCACATGAACTTTTATCTTTCGGCTACTCCAGGTAGAACACAAAGAAAAGAAAACTGGATCTTCAAAACATGTTTCTATCATGTACCCAAGTTCGGCTCAAAGTTTAAGACAAAAGAAGAGAAACATCTCAATGTGATTGTTAAGAGGTATTCTTTTGTACCAACGCCGGCGCAGATTAGTCGCATGGTTCATAGACAGAAGAAATGGCTTAATGGTAAGAGCTATGAAAAAGAGCTTATGTATGCACCAGATGAACAAAAAGCGGATTTTGTCAACAGTCTAAAAGCTATGCTTAAATGGAGCAAAGGTCTACTCAAGGATGGGAATAAGATTCTTATCCTCAGTGAGACTATTGATGGTACAGAGTTTACTCGTCATATTGCAGATGAGATCTTTCCAAATAAGTGTGCACGATACTATGGGCAGATGAAAGATGCTGATAAAGAAGAGGCGTTAAAAGCCACTGTTATTTGTGCAACAATATCTTCTCTTGGTACTGGAGCTGATATGCCAGGAATTCAGCATGTATACAATATTACGACATATTCTAGTCAGATTACAGCTATACAAACTGCCGGTCGTGGAAGAAAACTAAAAGATGGTGTTAGCGTCTTCTATATTGAGCTAGTAAATCTAAGTTATCTGAAAACGCTGCGCCAGTATGAGAAGAGAAAACCTAATCTGATTAAGATTTCTAAAACCGGAAAGATAATGGTCATAGATTGAGTATATATTATAGTATGGAAAGAAACGAGAAAGGAGGATTCAATTCCTATGCCTAATATGCAAGTAGAGATCATGGTCGCCGTAGCTGGTATTCTGATTACAGCACTGTTGGTGGTCCATTTGATCGTACACTGTAGACTATTTGAGAGAAAAGCGAAACTTCAGGAAGATCTGGTTAATATCTATACACCAGATATTCTGAAGGGGACAGTGGCGGAAACGCCTGAGCTGGCACATCTGGAACTAAAAGAGGTTGGCTCGAAAAAGGAGACAGAATGAAACTGATCACCACTATCTTTCCGGCTGATGAAATAGAGGTTGTATTAACCATACAATCTCGCGTCAGTCGGAATGCAAAAGACCAACCAAATAATGAACCTTTGATAACCAGATATCGGTCTAAAATTGGTAATGAGTCTTTGATCTTTAACCCAAGTGTCGCGTTGATACTAAAGAGCCGAGTAATTCGTGAAACCATTACAGACGCTCTGATTCCACTTAATCTGATCTATCGTTTCACTGCATCTGTATCAGCCGTATATCAGAAACTTCAATCGGAGAAACTGTTTCTGGCCGATGGAAGTAGCTTATATGTAGATCAGAAACAAGCATTACAACATTCACGTAAGATATCCCTGTTTCGAAATAGTCTGACCATCACACCGGGTGTGGCATCAGATCGAACAGGGAAATTAATCAAAGGAATAACCTTCAATATTGAAGGCAATCCAATCGGAACAATGCACCATGGAGAAGTGCTTGGGCTATTGGATGTGATGGATCATCTTGATATCAGCTCATTTACATTATTGGCTGGTGTTGTAGATGAAATAGCAAGTATGAACCTGAAGATGGATACAGTTTTGACAAAACTGGATAACATCGAAAATCTGCTCAAGCAATTCAATAGCACTGGAATTAGTGTTGATAAACCTGTAGTATCTGTAGCTGCACCTCAGATACCAATGGGCGGATTTAATTGGCAAGTAGCTGACCCTGGTATGTTTACCTAATGACAGAAGAAAGGATGTGAGAATGAAATGAGCAAATCACTGGCAACCACTATGGCCTATCTCGAGGGTACACCATTTCGCGTAGAAGATTATCCTTGGGATATAGTCGAACGCGATGGGCCTAGTGCACTAAAGAAAGGTATTGCTTATCGGTATGAAAAGAAAACCAAGTTTGGCGATACCTGTCTGATTACGTCTGGGTTGTTTCCATTCCGAGGCGTAACAAAAGATGACTTCTCGTATTCCACAGCAAAAGTAGGTTTCTGGTCAAGAAAGATTTCACATGATGAGTATAAGCTGATTCTTGTGAGACCTCGATCGATGCAGGAACGAGAAGAATATCGAATTGGAAAGGAACAAGATCTGGTAGCAGCCACATTGAATCATTCCTTTACCATCGATCAATTTACAGATAATAACCTGTATCAATCGGATATTGGCGTAGATGTATATATGCCACCGATTCATGCTGATGACGATCCTCTGAACATGTTGATGAAAATGTTCATACGTCTGAAGCATGCTCCATTTGAACCATATGGAGCGAGATTGAAGGCGCTTGCGGTGGATAAAAAGAAAGGCGTTGAAGGTTCCAACATTGTAAATAACAGCAAGCGGAGTCTTCGATTGAACCGAGCTATGTCTCCTACGAAGTTCATGCAATATGATGACACTTGGCAGGGAGAAGCAGCGTTTATCATTAAAGATATTCCAACTGCAATGCATAAAATGAGTATACCTGAAGGTAAGATGTTGGTAATCTATCCGAATGGTATGCCGTTTGAAATCAATCAGGATAATCTGATTGATATTAGCCCAATGGTTGCGGAAGCTATTTCTACAACCTTAGATAATGAAACCCATCCTAAGAAACAGAGAAAGTCCGACGAGGGCGAGGAGGAAGAGTTCGATGAATAACCATACAGTTATGACATTTCTGATAGTATATAGCGTTCTGGTGCTGGTCTTGTTGATCAGCACCATTTTCATGGTCAGAAAAATGCACCGACAGAATCGTATTTGGCGTATGATGATCGCAGATCTGGCAACAAGAAATAAACTTCTCACGGATGCAAGAGATCGTCATAGAGAGGTTGGTCAAATCTTTTCAAAGGTCCTATTTGATCTGGCGAATAGTAATAATCCGGAAACAATCCAGTGGAAACTGATGTCTATCCGTCAGGTGAAAGATGCACTGGTTCACCATTCCGGTGCCATGCATTACTATGATGCCAACTACCATAATTGGTTAATTGATATCCTTACCCGTGCAACGCCGCAATGTAAGCAGGATGTTATAGCGATTATACGTAAGTGGACCAAGGGTTATTATGTAATGGATCCTGATACAGGTGAGAATATTACAAACCTGATCGAGAAACTGATGGATGTAGAATCCGCGCGGAAAGGTGATGAAAAGGTGTGGCTTCAACAGGTCAATGAATTCACAAAATTCGTCCAAGAATCGCACTTCAACTTCCCAATCGTTGATACAAAATCCAAGGAGAAAGAACCTATCAGAAAGATCTCATTCGAGGAGATCCTTGCAGAGATCAACTCAGATCCCAACTTGTGGGGTCCAGACACAGCTGAGGAGGTGACAACCGATGGCAGTTCCGAGTCCGATTCGGGGACCGAAGAGTACACTGCAGAATATGCAGACATACAAATCGCAGAGTTACAAGGGCAAGAAGAACAATCTGTTTACTCCGAAGACTCAGCCGAAGACGAACCTGTTCCGGAGGGGACCGAAGTAATTATCATGAGCGGTAGTAAAGCCGTATAAAGAAGGAAGAGAAGAAGAGGAGAGACCAGGGTATATCCCCCTGGCTCTTCTTTTTTGGTATTTCCTTTAACACCTTAATACTTGGAGGTGGTATACCTGTATGTATAAACTGGTACGATTTGAAGCTACAAATGTAACCGGCTTCTACGCTGGATTGAATAAAAAGACTATTGAGATTGATCTCCGGGATTATGCCGATAAGGATATTTTCGTTCTTATTGGTGATAATGGTGTCGGAAAATCGACGCTTCTTAGTTTAATCCATCCTTGGGGTTCTCCTACTGATGGTAGAAATAAGTTCATTCTCTCTGGTAAAGAAGGTGTTATCAAGCGTGAATATATCGGAGATGATGGAACGACTCTTATTTCCAAATGTGTATATTCACCGAAAAAAGGTGAAGGTCACGTTGGTAAGTATTTTTTGGAACTCACAAGAGAAGATGGTGAGAAAGTTGAATTAAATCCGAATGGTAATCTTTCTTCTTATCAGAGTCTTCTTTATACATACTTTGGAATCAATAAGGATTTCTTATCCTTTGCATCATATAATACAGCTGTATCAAGCATTGTTAATATGACCGATTCAGAGAGAAAAGCGGCTGTAGATTCTCTTATCCCTAATGTGAAACGATATGAAGTAGCATATGGGATTTTAAATGAGAAGTATAAAGAGCTCAATACAATGATTCGAAATATTGCTCAGAAGATTGTATCTTTAAGAGATGAGGAATCTCTGGAAGCTGATTTCAAAAGACTTACTGATGAGATGCAAAAATTTACTGAAGAGCGAGAAGATCGAATTAAGAAACTTTCTAAAATGGAAGGGCGTTTAAGAGAACTTACTTCTGGTTCTGATGTAGATGAGATGATTGATCGATACAATGCAATGGTCGTAAACCTTGCATCGTTTGATAGCGAAATTGATCGCATCTATGCGGATTTGATGAGAGTATATGATAAACTGGGTATAGAGCCTGAACGGAATGGTAGTATCAACTTCAAAGGTATTGACTCTATCTCGTCTAATATCATGAAGTATGAAAGAAAAATAGCTGCTTCTGAAGGAGCTCTTACTGGGTATAAGAGTCGAATGGAACAGCTCCGTTCTGAATTAAATCAGACAGAGAACGATATCGGTGAAACGGAATCCGTTCTCTATAGTATCCAAACGCAGGATATCAAAGAGCTTGAGAAGACAAAGAAAGCTTATCTGGAACAACTGGAGTCTCTTCGATATACCTATATGAAAGATAAGTTCGAAGGAATGACATACGATGAAGCCATACAGTTTTCTCGGGCTATTGTCATTATGGATCAGATGATACAGGCTCTATATGATGAGTATGGTGAAATCGCATCTCAATATTTTAGTGCTGATGATTGGTCTGGTTATACCCAATATAGCACTGAGAGAGTTCAAACTCTGACAGCGACTATTCAAACATCAACAGCAAAGAAAGATCAGATCTATCGGACGCTGATCGAGAAAGAGCAATATCAACAGATTCAATCCATTCTGGATAAACGGCCCAGAAACTGTACGATTGATTCTTGTCCATTTATTGCAACAGCATTAAAGTATCAGGGTGTTGTTGGTGAAATCGCATCTCTTCGTGAACAGTTACAAAATATCTCTATTCAACTGACTGATCTCACGCACGAATGTAGAGATGCCGAGAAAGCTGTAGCTATTCATAGTGATGCACAAAAACTTATCCAATACCTACAGGGTAATGCAAGCTTGTTGAAGAAATATCTTGGTATTAATGAGCTTAAACCCCTCTATAAGGCTATTGGGAATGGAACTTGGGGGAATCTTCTTGATATCATGAAGATTAAAGAGACTGCAGCAATTCTGTCAGAGAAAGAGTTGTATCTTCAGATTACAAGACAGCGAATTCCTGAGATTGATCACGCAATAGAACTTGCAAAGGTATATGGAACTAATAGAGATTTATTAATGCATCAGTTAGATAGATTGAATCATACCCGACAGATACTGAGAGATGAACTCAATCTTCACAAGATGCATATCTCAATCAGTGAACAGCAGATGGATCGATATACAAAAACTTTATCTCTCTGGAGAAGAGTGTCTGATAATGTCGATAGATATAGAAGACTTATCACAGAACAACTGGAAACACAGGCTCAAGTCAATGAGCAAGATGAGAAGATCAAAAAGATTAAGGAGTTGATAGATAAATGCAAAGAGCAGAAGTCTTATATCAGAGAGCTTGATGATCTTATTCGTGCTCGTAACCCTAAACGAGAACAAGTTAAATTGGATCTAGATGCGGTTCGGAGACTGAAGATTGAGAAACTTGAAGTAGAACGAGATTTTACAGTGATCAATGTTATTCGTTCTATTGTGGCTCCTGGTAAAATGATTCGCAGAGAACTGATCGATATCTATATGTATGATATCTGTACGATTGCCAATCAGCTGCTGTTGAATACGTTTGATGGGAAGCTATATCTAAAAGAGTTCTTGATTTCTGATAAACAGTTCACAATACCGTATGTTTATAACGGTAGTGAGGGTACAGATATCTCATATGCATCTTCGTCACAGCAGTCTACAATTGCATCAGCAATCAGCTTAGCGATACTTTCAAAGCTTGTAGATAAATATGGTATCTATACAACAGATGAACAAGATGGCCCTCTTAATCCAAAGAATAAGGGTGCATTTGTCCATATTCTAACAAGTCAGATGAAGTATGTAGGTATCAATCAGGCATTCATTATTACACAGGAACCTTCGTACTATGAGCCGTATGATCCATGTTTCCTCCAGTTCCCCGGCGGTGAGTTAAAGGGTAAAAACTTGGATGTTGTTAAAATTGAATAAATAAAGAGAGAATGGGTAGATATTTAAAGTCTGCCCATTCTCATTTCCGATTTGAGAGAACTTCTAAGTATATACTATAATTGTGAAGATATAATCTTCAATAGTAAAGAAATATAAAATTGGAGGTAATATAAATGAGTTGGACGTTTAATACTGATAAGGTTATTTTCAAAGAGTGGGTTGAGGCTGACGATCCCAACATCTTTCGGTTCCATATCAGCCATACAGATCTTGATGGTTATGGCTGTCAGGTTGTTTCTCAGTGCGCATTAAGATCTATCAACATCATTAAGTATCCCGTCGTTTTCTCCAATGTCCGTCCCGGGTGTGATTATGAAGTTATCGATGACTTCTTACGCTCTGAGAAGACTCGCCCCTATATTAAGGGTGAAAGTCAGTTATTCATTCTCATTAGCGATCTTGGTTCTATCGATCTTTCCTATTATGCTGCTATGATTGATGCTGGTCATATCATTCGACTGATTGTTGTCGATCATCATGTAACTACATTCAAAAACATGACCGATGAGGATGTACATAAAGGTTACACAATGACATATTTCGGAACAAGTGTAATGTCTTCTACATTACAGATGTGGCATTTGTTGCTCTGGTCTAAAATTAATATTAACAGTAAAGTTATAGGACCACTTAAAGCCTACTGTCAGGCTGTGTCCAAATATGACACCGGAGACTGGGATAATGAATGGTACGAACGGAATAAGTCGGAACGTAATGTAATGTTTAAGTATATTCCTACGGAAATCTATGAACAGCTTCGGTTCATCGCATATCGTAAGAATAAGAAGATAAATATGTACATACACGATATGGTATACTTCCTTGCCGTTAAGAAACCTTCTGGGCTCACAGTCAAGAATATTGACATTCGCAGAGAGCATGATAATCTCTGCGAAGAGTATGAACGCTTTATTTCAAATATTATTGACTTTACGAAAAGTAAACCTACGGTTCCTGTGTTGTCATATACCAACCATGAAGGTATTGTTTGTGATATGTATGTACCAAACTATGTGGTTAAAGGAGTTATTATTAATTCTCCTGAGGAAGATTATAACTACTTCAGTTTGATATCTTCTCGTGTCTTAGAATATGGATATGACGACATCAATGAAGATATTGATATTCTGATTCTCATTAACCACGTTCGTCATAATATCGAACTGCGTACAGATAGGGATGATCTTAATCTCGCTAGAATCGCGAAGCTGAATGGTGGAGGCGGTCATCCCAAGGCTGCTGGATTTCCTATTAAATAACCGAGAGGATGATATCATGTGATCAAGCGTTTGTTAAACTGGATCTATATGTGGTTACATCCACCCTGCGAGAACTGTGAACATAGTCTTTCCATTAGCAACCATAGTTTGTGCTACGAATGTAAGCGATATAACAAGTTTGAACCAAGATAGTCAAGTAAGAAAGAGGGAGGCGTTGTGCCTCCCTCTATTCTTTCTTTATTTCTTTTTCTTCTTCCAATCATATGGGAACTGTCCATGGCGATAACTCTCACGTATAAGAGTCAACTGCTTACTGTTATGGATATGATAGATATATTTATCATATACCCACATATCTTTCCCGTTGATTTGTTCACGCCAGTGAATAGTCATATTGAAACTACCTGTAGGTATATCTCTCACTTTACCCTCAATCAGAAGATTATCCGTCCTCTTAAAGGTCTTCATCAGCAAAGATATATCCTCAGGTCTTTTACCGGTTTTGATCCATTTGTTTGCCCACTTAGAAACTCTCCATCTCCAGTATCGGAATCGTAGTGAATTCTCAGGTATCATGCATTTTCATTCTCCTTATTCAATTTTTTATACAGCATATTTAGGTGCTATTACATTACAATCTTCAGTCAGATATTTTGTATTAGCGATATTGGTCAGAAGATACTGAGTCAACAAAAAGTCCTTACTCATATCACGCATACATTTACCTTGCATATTAAGAACGTATGCATTAGAATTGATATATCTTTCTGCATCTTCATTCGACTCTTTTGACCAACATGCTTTTACAGATACAGTATCTCCATCGTTATTTGATCCCCATCCGGTAAACGTATCACCATATACCAGATGAGATTTTGTGGACTATCTCTTCACCCTGGGTTCCGTTACTCTCAGGGGACCTGCGCTTCGACTTATAGCCGCAACCATAAGCCTACTACTTAGTCTCTACATCCTACTCGGGTACATTCCTGTATCCCTTTCTGACACGGTATTCCCGTCTGGCCTCTCTCCTTCGGGGGAGAGGCTTCAGGCTCTCTTAGTCATCGCATTCAGCTATTTTAAACCATGTGGAATAGCATAGGTGGGATATTCCTATACCTAGCCTTATTATAGATGATACCGTTAGCATATAGAATTCTAGATTCTATACACACCGCTTGTTAGGCGTTCACAGGTGTATTCTTTTGAGGGATTACTCCCAAAGCGACTCCGAAGGTGATACTATACCTCAAGTCCGCTCCCATCTGGCCAATCATTGTATTACTGAACTGGCCAGTTGCCATGAATACATTCAACGGATCTCCTTTGATCACCGGATAGTATTCATAGACTTTATCGCCGATTGTGACAGGTTGTGTCTCATTAGTCGTAGATACAAGAATTCGATACGGATTCTGGCCGTTTGGATTATCAAGAGGATAACGAGTAATGAACACATGTTTATCACTTGCTACACGTTCTGCTACAATATAGAGTATGTCTGTATAAGTAGCAGCTCGAGTAAATGTAGTGTTATCCTTATTGAATCTTCCTGTTACAGCCATATTGTATCTCTGACCATTTACATCGAGAGGAGTCTTTACAGGATCAAATCGTGTATTCGGTGAATTAATAAACTTATTTATCATTCCTGTAATCTGGCTCTCATCATAAGACTCTGTGAAAGTTGTATAGGCTATATTCCCGTCTTGTCCAATCACTGGAACTTTACCACCCTGGATAAACTGTGCTTCAAAATATGCTTTCAGTTCATGTACCATAAACGGCATAAAGAGTGAGCAAATGTATGCAAGAGGAATAGTAGCATAACCAAACTTCACCTGTACGCGGTCAAGAGAAGTCTTATTTAAATTCGGTGCAGTAATGACAAGACGTGCCGTGTATGGAAGATTCTTACCCGCCATTGAACGACGAAGCATACCGAACTTAGAAGGCTGACCTTTAACTGTCTTTATCATCAACTCCTGATAGATATCTACCAGAAGTGTCTGTACACGAGCTTGTGTGATACGGGTCATGCCAGAAAATGTATCCGTATACTGCGAGATAGACTGCGTATAAGAAATGATGTTATTATATTTGCTATTGATGATATTGGAACTCTTGGACGAGCTTGTAGTAGAAATATTGATATCTCTGTAGAACGGAGGAATCACCGGGAACTTTGTGCAGAAAAGTTTATCTCGGGAATTCTCAAAGAACTTCTGAATTTCTTTAGTAGTTTCAGTGGTTTTCTCTCTAACTTTAACTTTACCCCAAATCTTGTAAAGAAACTCAGGACCGGAATCGCCATTTTCATCTTCAACCAGAGCACCTTCAGTGGTGAGCTTATACTTACCACGAGCATACAGAACATCACAAAGAGTTCTGTCATATGCGGCAAGCTTTACTGCAGCCAGCGGATACATATAGTGCCCATGAAGATCAATGTAGGCGAAACGGTTTCGTCGATCATATTGAGAAATACCAAAGATCTCATTACTGAGGATACCATCTGACGTATATGCTTGCCGATCAAGCATAACTGCGTTTGTACATTCCTGTAGATTGTTTACACGTACAAACTTCTCTACATCCAAAAGATTAGTCCAAAGACCTTTTTGTGAAGGTTTTGATACTGCAGTTGCCTCATCTAAAGTGTCAGATGGCGACATTTCATATTTCAAACGTCCAATACCGACGGCCAACGTCTATCACCTCTCTTATTGTTAGTTTATATACTTGTCGACCAAAATAAGAGTGGGAGGGGTTAGAACTCCCCTCCCAACTCCATTTATTCAACATCGTCCATATCGGAATCCTCATCGGGTTCGATCTCAGATACTTCTGCTACGAGATGTTTATCTCGTACTTTTAGCTTCACCTTATACCGCTTAGAGCCGTATCGGACAATCTCTTTGTTACAGAGCTCCTTTACTTCTTTAGCAGTATTCTTACTGTAAAAAGTGACTGCGATCGATTCCCCATCATTATACATTGCTTCTACATCATCCGGATGGATATCTGCTTCCATCAAAACAGTGTAAACACAATAGCATAGGGGTGTCGTATCATGGAGGGACTTTTTCATATTTTGCATGGTGAGTGCATCTACATCTCCTCCAGACATCAGATTCAATAAGAATTCCGGACGGGTTACATTAAGTTTGTGTCTTTTCACCGTCTCATCCTTCTTTGTTGTAGATTCTGCTGAGTACGCTGACGTTTACCTTCAAGCTCTGCCTGCAGACGAGCATTTTCCTGACGCCGAGCGATTTCTTTCAGCTTAGGCTGGAACTTCTCTATCTCATCAAAAAGACCGCGTATCGGCATTCCAGTAATTTCTTCAAATGTATAATAGTCCCGAAGCATTGTATGCGCATTATATGCCAGTGTGAAATACTCCCTCTCGGTCTTTTTGACTTTCTCTACCCACGCATCTATCAGCTTTCGGGATTGTTCAGATAACTGCTGACCGTGGTGTGGTAAAAAAGCAGATCAAGGAGTCCTTCATAAGCAATGTCTTTTACGACCTGCTTACAATGAGGACAGGTGACTTCACGGATGCCGAACTTGGGTTCAATGACATCTTTATTCATATCATTAACTTCACGGTTGATCTTTTCCAAATCTTCCTGGGCCAGCAGCTGAAGAGCCTGATAGTTCTGGAAGATATTAGCAGCCGTTACATCATTGGGGAGCTTGATCTTCCGTACCATATTCAGCAACTGGAGCATAGACTCAAAGCGATGTGCATCAGCGGCAGTCATATTCTGACTATAGCTTTGGAAGGAACGGATACAACGAATCAGTTCTGCATAGGAAGGATGACCAATGGTAACTTCGATACCAATGGAGGTGTATACTGTACGGTTACGAGACATCAGAGAGTATGCTTCAATATTAGGAGCATTCTCAATCTGGATACGACGCTCCTGCATATCATCCATATTGATCAGAAGATCATTGGGACGGCTGGTAATACGAAACGCCTTACCACATTCGGTACAGTTAGCGACAGTCTCAACAGTCTTCATAGTAGCGCAGATATGACCAAATGCCAGAATCATGAAGTCTCTGTGATGGATCATATTCGCTAGATCACGAGGATCAACCCTAGGACTGGTACCAGTGACGTTCTTAATAATAGTTCTCATCTGCTCCAGCTGATAATCATAGGTAGTCATATTCTGATCTACGTTCATGTACAGATTTGTCAGATCAACTACACCAGTACCAACAATGTCACAAGTGAAACCGCTGTTGGGAAGAACGACAGTAACCTTACCAAACTTATCCTTCTTGAACTTCGTGATAGCATTCAGAAATGCCTGATCGCCAAGAGGCTGGTTGTTGCGCTTGCGGCCAGAATCGGTGATTTCCACAACAGGATCACGAATCGTTTTGACAACATTAGCGTCAGATTCAGGAAGAGTGACGACTTCCATCTCACGGATAAACTGACCATACTCGGCATCATTGGGATTAGGATCAGTTTCTTTCTTCTCATCAGTGGAAGGAGATTCGTCCTCATCGACTTCATCCTCACTGTAAGCGGGCATAAGATCATAAGGATCAATCTCAGGATCAGTAGAACGGCGACTATCCTTCTTACGCTCAGCCAGACTGATCTGATCATAAGTCACAGTACCAGAAGGCTGGCTGGTAGTATTACCGAGAAGCTCTTCACGAGCTTCTTCATCAGCCAGTGTTGCATCAGCACGTTCAAGACGATCTTCCTCTGCAGCCATAGCTTCCTGGAACATTGCCATAGTCTCCTGCTGCTTAGCAGTCTGCTGTTCATGGAAACGTCTATTCTCCTGAGCAAACTGCTCCTGTACAACATCGATCTTCTTACCACCAGAAGTATCAATACCCATGGCGGCTACATCTTCAGCGGACAGAATCTGCTGACCGCCACCGGGAATGATAGGAATCGGATTCGTAGTAGGAGTAGATACAGGGCGAACTACAACGGGTTCTACGGACTTAGGAATTTCATCCAGAGGTGTTGCAATGGGAGGGATGGGTTTTGTATCGGAAAGTACCATACGCTCCGGATCTACCGCAGTACCGGTAGCATTTTCAAGCATTGCTGCCGGATCAGGGATCTGCTTTCCGGTCATGCTGCTCAGATTCTCATTCATTATTTATTCCTCCTTGTTATACCGTCTTCGGTAATATTTGAGTTGCCAATTTATCGGAATCCGACGAAGCCTGCAGTCGGAATTCCTGATTGTCAATCATACAATCCATATAGATGATAAGGATTTGATCCTGAAAAATTGCCACTATATTTAGTGGCACAATGTCTGTATAAGCATACAACTGTTCAACAATCTTTGCCTCATACTCGGTGTCCCTCTCACCGTTTACATGAGGCCTCTTGGCTCTGGTTGTAATATCCAGACCCATGTTCTTCTCATAGTCATCAGTGCCAGGAACCATATAGAGTAATCGCTGAAAAGTGTTGCAAATACTCTCTCCATTTCTGGAGACAATGGCTTCTCCGGTGCGAGTAGTCATGCGAAACGTAAGGTCGCTTTTGGATAGCTTCACTTGGGATTCACCCCTCTTCTTTTATGAAGTTATACTGATGTCGCCCTAATCTTTTATGATTAGAAAAAGAATTAGAGTATGAAAATTTCAGGGACATTCATATAATGTTAATTAAGAAGAGGTGAAAACGCATGGCGAATTGCCCTTATTGTCGAAAATATTTTTCTTTGAAAAAGGATGCAATTTCACACATTGAAAAATATCATAGTCGAGAACTTGAGCAATCTGAAATGGATGCGGCTCAGTCTCTATATTTTTCCGTACATGGTAAGTTGAGCAGTAAATGCCAATGTGGCTGCGGGAAAGATACTGAATGGAATCCAAAAACTGGTAAACCTTATAAGGTATCTCCCGACCCCGAGTGTAGAGCTCGTCTTCGTAAGATTGCACAGGCAAACCTTATGAGTGCTCGTGGTATCGATCAGCATACATTGATGAGTGATATGGCACATCAGAAAGAAATGCAAAAGAATCGAAAGATTTCTGGTAAATATACTTTCAAGACAGATGGAGGGTCTGTCGAGTATATGGGTAAACTGGAACTTAACTGGTTAAAGTTCTGCGATACTGTATTGGATCTTCCCTCGAGATGTATTCAGGATCCTCCTCAGAATTTCACTTATTATGACAGCAAGGATAAAGTTGAGCGAACCTACATGCCCGATTTCTATATGCCGGATTATAATCTCATTGTAGAGATCAAGGATGGAGGGGATCATCCGAATGGTAATCCTAAATTCATCGAAGAGACGAAGTATAAGGTTGCCATGAAGGATGAATTGATGAAGAAGCAAACCGACTTCAACTACATCCGTATTAGTGGCACTAATTATGGTCCGTTCCTGGAAGCTCTCTATCAGATCGTTCATGAACAGAAAGATGACGATATGAAAAAACGTAAAGCTGTTATCGTTATCACTGAATCTGCTTGTAGTGAACCAATGGAAGATATCGATTGGAACCAGGAAGAAGAGATTGATGTAGATCGTATTCGTCTTTTGGTTGGGTATGTTGAAGGTACTACTATGCCCGCATATTATGCTATTTCTGATTCTCGTATCGGCGCAAGCTGGTATGTCACCGACCGTATGAATCTAAGACTGTATCAAGCAGCACATGATGATCCTATCTTTGCTGAGGGTGGATATAGAATCTACAAATATGTCGGTAACAAGAAGGATATGCAGGATGCTTTCCGTACTATCATTAAAGTAGTGGAGGCTCCACATGAATTCAATGATATCCTTGCCATTATGGGCGGATTTGGTATCTGCTTTGATGACAGTTTAGGAAACTCTAATAATTTGATCCATAAATCTCATTTTATTCTCTTAGAAGAATATTTTATGACTGGAGGTGAAGAAGAATGAGTGTATTTCATCAGATGGCTGTACATCCGAAGAATTCATTGGTAACAAGAATTGATGTTGCTGAGGAAGATATCTCTCTTCTGGATGTAGAAGATGAGGAGTCTGTAACTCCTGAGAATGAACCCGTTGCTGATATCCTACAAAATGAGAATGCGCAGTGGGATCTAATCGGTGATAGTAAACCAAGTGTTGTCGTGGTAGATGTAATTAATCCTGATAAGATCTCTTTGCTCGATCGTACTCCAGATGAAGGTCTTGACATTGAGGAAGAAATGGAGGGGCCTTCCGGTATTATGGAGTATTATAATGAAGCAGCGCTAAAGAGTAAGGATCGAAATGCTCTTCCTGATGACGCATTCGGTATTCCTCGTCTCCGCGCATATCCTCTGAATGATAAAGCGCATGTCCAGCAGGCTATTCGAATGTTCGGACACTGCAAAGATAAGAAAGATAAGAAACAACTTGCCTCTCGTATTTTTGCGGCTATGGAAAAGTTCGATGTAAATACAAAGATCGGAAAGAACAATGCTCTCTATGAATATGCACCGGAAGCTCTACGAGAGACAGATGAGGTACCGAAGATGGTTATTACTGGTCTTGGTACACCTATCACGAAGAGAACACGTAAACAGGTAGTAGAAGAACATATGCGACTCAATCGTGCATATTACAATAATATCTTCTATGGCCCTGAGTTCGCTAAATCGGTGCAGGCTTTGAAAGAGTTCTCATTCTTGGATTACTTCTGGCCGGATCTTCAGAGAATGACATTCTCTACCAGATTGGAAACAGTCTGCGGTGGTATGGCTTCTGCAGCTGTAGCTGATACGATGTTCCATAATCTTGGAATTAGAAAGCCCCTTTGTACCGATTTTACAAAACCTCTTGGTTGGGCTGATATCACAGATAAGGATTCTCATGACGATATCAGTGAAGTCCTGTACTACACGGAATATGATACAGAAGCTAACTGGTTCAAGGCTGATCTGAGTAAAGATCTAAACCATAATTTCTTCTGTATGCGACTGTATAGTATTATGGGAGAAATTCTGTTGGATCCCAATTTTGATCCCTCTGTGAATCTGACTGGTAAACACCATGCATTGCTGATGGATTGGAGCCAGAAAGTATCATATCACTATGACCTCTATTTGGATGCTAAACCGGATAGTCAGGAGCAGATCAACCAGATGCAGTATCTCTGGGATCTCTTCTGGTGTTATCTGGATAGCCCGTATACAAAAGAGTCGATGTATACAAATCTGATCCATCTGATTCAGAATATGGCTTGCATTCGTGATAAAGTTGTCAGTATGAATGAGGCTAATGATCCTGGTGAACTAGTGAGTAGAGATCGTTGCTCTGCGTATCTGGTACATGAGCTTGGCATGCCGGATAGTATCTTCTTGCTTCCGGATACGATGGAGTATCCAATCATCGATAGGACTTCTGTTAGATTGGCGATGGATATGGTTAGTCGTATTCCTGCAGATCAAGTTGAGCAATATGTGAAGAATCTGAATCAGAAGTATAAAGAACTAGGATGCAACTTCTCCATCAGTGTGGATCATCCCTTTGCTCGATATGCCGATGAAAATATTATCGAGCATATGAGCCATATGTTGCTGGAAGATAATACAGCTGTGGATGATGAGGGAACAAGCACTGGTAGACCAGAGCGAGTTACTCAGCCTTGGTATAAGAGACTGGATCATAATAAAGGTCTTGATATCAATGTGCTGGATAATCATGAGCTTGGCCCTAATCAGAAGAAAGTTGCAGATCCCGAATACACTGTACATACTTCGATTCTGTAAGTGAGGTATACCTATGAATAGAATCTGGATTGGTGCTGACTGGCACTTATACAATATCAGCAATGATGTTCGTCATCCATTCTATTCACGTTACAAGATTGGTAAGTTTGCAGAAAACTTTGCACAGAACATCCAGGATGATGATCTTCTCATCTTCCTGGGTGATCTTTGTGATCCTGCAGTAACTAAGCTTGATGATGTGGCTAGTGTCATTCGTGAGATTCCTTGTTATAAGATTATGTGCAGAGGAAACCACGATATACAGGATGATGATTTCTATAAAGAGATCGGGTTCGATGAAGTAACAGAGGTGCTTCGAATCCATAATATGCTTTTCTCCCATAAACCGATGAAGGTAGCTCCAGATGAAATCAATATCCACGCACATCTTCATACCGAAAAATTAGTAACCAGTGGATATCAGCATATCAATGCATATGCAGCTAACTGGAATGAAGATGGTGGACTGATTCTTCTGGAAGATCTTCTAGATGCTGCTTCGAATCAGCAGATTGAAATTAAGCCCAGAGAAGTCTCTCATATTCAGGAGAAGTTCGAAAAATATACAACAATCGAGAGCGACGTATATACAAAGATTCGTGATATCTCTGATGAGTTTATGCTCTGCCCGATTGATGAAGCTTCTAGCATGCTTAAACTGCCCGATTTTAAGTCTCCCGAAGAACTTAGCCGGTGGATGAAAGCTAATATCAAATATGCCAATTTCAGTAAAATGAAAACGGCTGATAAGGTGCTGAGGGATAGACGCGGTTCTTGTCATGATCAGGTTGTTTTAGCATATCCTCTTCTGAAAGGTATGGGATTATATCCAAAGATTCTTTTCTTTGTTGCATATAAAGATGGGGAACCTGGCGGTGGTATGACTCATACTCTCATATACTGGGAAGATGGCAATAAAATCAAATGGTTTGAGAATGCTATGGGTGGTATGGAAGGAATTCATACTTTCAATTCCGTTGATGACATGAAAGATGAAATCCGTAAAATCTATGCTAATATGCCCGATAGTAAAAAATATCCTGAACTATATTTCAAAAATATCAGCATCGGTCAATTCTATCCGGATTGTAATTTGGGTGAATTTGTAGAAGATATCGTCGATGATAAACTTGATGAAGCTCAAGATGAACCTCTTGATGAGATTCTCTTCCCTGATGTAGAGTCTACTAAGTATTGGCTGAACGATGATAAATCTTTCCGTAAGAAAGCGGATAAAGGAGATGCAGAAGCGGCTGATACTGCTGGTGTAGCTATTGATGAATCTGTAACACTCTATAGATACACATATAACGGTAGAGGTATTTATAACGAGTTAAAAGATGCTATGCCATTTGAAGATTGGAAAAAGCTGAAAAGAACGAATACTTTATCTTGGCTCCCCGTTCCTGATGTATACGATCAGTCTGATGTAAAATATACGTCATTCTTCACAGATGTAGGTAAACGTACATTTGACCGCAAGGTACTCCCTCTTATTGATAAATATCTGGATAGCAATAAAGTTGCTCTTACAAGCTATGATCTAAAAGATAGTGATGATATTGCCTATTCTGATAAATATCAAACCGTAATTCCTGCTGATAGAGTTACAAATTGTACTACTATCAATGAGGCTGTTGCTGATACACATTCGCTTGACCGTGAACAGAAGAAAGAGGTCGCCGATAAGTACGGTCTTCGTAATGTAGGCGCATCTTCTGAGGCTGAAGAGGAAGAACGAAAGGCCAATGAGGAAAAAGAAAAGCATAAGAAAGAAGAAGAGCGTATTAAAGTGCTTGAGAAGAAACGTAAAGATCATCTCAAGAATTTGAAAAAGGCTCGTAAAGCTAAAAAGAGAAAGGCGTTCAAGAAAAAGGTTGCTTCTAAACTTCCTGGGATTATCCATGAGAGTGTAGATACTGGAGATGCTAAGTATCTCGATTATCCTGAGGTAGATCATACTGAACTCTGGGGTGATCGTATTCAGTTCTTTGAACCGAAAGAACGATATGAGAACCCTAGAGCAGTCGATGAGACTAAATCTATCCAGGAGTCCTATATATTCGAAATGACTGAGCATATTCAATTCTTCGATCGGATAAACGAATCGTATTCAAATGATAAGCTCTATCCGGTCTATATTATGCTAATGCACTCTGGTACTGCGCTAGCTAATGCGATTAAGAAAGTAACTCAATCGCAATTCTCTCACTGCAGTATTAGCTTTGACTCTTCTATGCATCAGATGTATTCCTTTGGTCGTAAGTTTGATCTTAATCCTTTCATCGGTGGATTTAAGAAAGAAGATATCAGAGCAGAATTCTTCCAAAATAAACAGATTCCATATGCCCTGTATGTAGTGCCTTGTACACAGGATCAGATTGCAGCAATGAAGAAGCGTCTTGAATACTTTGTCAAGAATGCTACAAAATTCCGATACGACTTCACTGGTCTGTTGAAGAACTACTTTGGTATTGCTGATAATCCTGAGTATAAATGGTTCTGCAGCCGTTTCGTTGCAGATATTCTAAATGCAGGTAGACCTTCTCCAGAGCCATATATCGTTGAACCATCACTGATGAAGCCTGAAGACTTCCGTTACACCACTTTTGCTCAATATGTAACGGGTGGTTATCTGAGCAATTATCACCAGAAGTTTGTAGATAATGTAACAAAACGGATTCTGCGAACCGAGATGATGAAGCAGCAGAAGATAACTAAGATCGAAGATCAGTTCAATGAAACTGCATATGGTCTGGATAGAGATAATCCCTGGGCGATCGACGTATTGAACTATCAGCTCACTATAATGGATGAGTCGGTAATAGACACATTCCTTCAGTATCTACAGTCATTTAAAATCCGATTCAGTAAGAATGGTGACATTCTTGTCACTAGACGGGAATATGATCAACTTGATACTCACTTCAGGAACTCACTGAAGATGATCAAGGCTCATGAGAAAGCTGGTAATGTAGATGGTGTGAAAGATGAGCTTTGTAAGATCTACTATATGATCGATCTCATCAATAAATATTATCTGCGTGATGATGTAAAGAATATGAGACCGAATGCAAAAGATGTTCGCAAGGATATGTTGGATCTTCGGTCTGTTATGCTAAATGTCTTCCAGCAACATCTCAAGTATGTTACCACACGTGAACCGAGGTGGAATTTCAATACGTACTATGATAATAGTAAATATGGAAAAAATGTTACCATTCCTCAGAAGGTTATTACCTCTGTTGGCAAGGCTATTGTCACTGTACTAAAGTAAAGATTATATCCCCGGAGAATCTGATTCTCCGGGGATATTCTATTTTGAATCATATAGGAACTTTATTATGAAAGAAGGGAAAGATACGTGTTATACACAAGATTACATACATCACATAATAGAACCGGAATAGAATGGATTGATCTAATTGGTAAAGATCCAAGAACCGGTATACTTATACACCAAAATCAGTTATTCGGAGAACTAAATCCTGGACTAACTTTACCGCGACGTCCAGTTGACATTGTTTTATCTAATACAGTTATTTCAATTAAAGACTTCTTTGTCGAAAGAGATCGTTCTGTATATATGGGGTACGAGTGGTTAAACTCTGTGTTGGCTGAACAAGCATTCGAAGAGTATACCAAACGTACATCGGATTGGTTCTTTCTTCCACGTATCATTAGCGGTGGCAGGTTTCGCGAATCCTTTATCACAGTAGATGTATTCAGCTATTATGTGAATCCGATTTGATCATAATTTGGAATATATACTATATATGTGAACGAGGAAATTCGTTCAATAGAAATAAGGAGGAATAAATCCTATGCAAGACAATAAAAATGATTGGTATGTATGCCACCCATTGTTCACCGGTGAATTTATGGAGGAGTATTCTACCACATGCCAGAAAGTATCGTATGCAGCAAGAATTGAAAAACTTGCCGAGGAATCGGCTGAACTTGCAGCTGCAGCAAGTAAACTCGCACGAATTGTTCGTGATGAATACCCGAGTAAAATGAGTGAAAATGATGCTCGTAATGCAATGATGGAAGAAGTTGTCGATGTCGTGGCGGCTATTCATTCGCTGGCTATAATGCCAGATCTACCAAACATTTATACCACTGATACCAATGACCAGCTCTTCATGCAGGAACATGCATATCACCAAATGCTCAAATTTATCCGACGAATGGAAGCACTTGATCATTTAAAAGATAATCCCATGCGTGATGCGATCGCAGAGGATCTCTGCGATGATTAGTCATATAACAAAACTCTTGTTCCAGAAAAGAATGGATCAGATAACAAAGCTTCCGAAAGATGCTTTGTATATCAAGTTTGATATGGCGCATTATTTCCCAAAAGCAAATGCGCACAAGAATAGAGAAATTGAAAACACAAAGGAGAATCAAGATTATGGCAAACACTGAAATTGCAACCGTTGCTGTAAAAATGAACAGCGAAGGTAATCCCGTCGAACACATCACTTATGCACCTAATGGTACCAGCCATGCTCTGCAGAGAAAGATCAGTGAATTCATGCATGAGCTGGTTAAATCTGTTGGCAAGTTTACGCTGAGCGAGCTCGGTTATCTGCATATTAATACCCTGACATATAACCAGGAGACTGGCGCACTGAACCTGCGGATCTACTTCGATATCCGTCTGGCCGCACGTGCCGTTCAGTCTACTACCAATAAGTCTAAGATGATCGTCCCCGTACAGGAGCTGGAGATCTTCAAGGATTACTTCTATGTAGGTAAACTACAGGATGTGGTAACCTATGAGAAAATCATGGCTCCCAAGACTAAGGTCGTTGAAGATGAAATGCATCGTGCAAGCCTGCAGTTTAAGGACTCCAATAAGTATATCGAGACTGATGTACTGGTTCTGAACTGCAATTTGGCAATCACCATGGCAGCGATTCATGACATCAGTCTGACTGATCAGGAATTCACTGTCCGTTGTTCCACTGTTGGTAAGGGTGGTAAGAATGCAGTAAAGAGCATTATCACAACTGCCAATATGAAGGAAGTTCCTGTAAGTGTTACCATCGTTCATAACGCTAACAGTGGTGGCATTAATGGGTACGAACCTGACGATGCTATCTCTTATCTGACTGCACTGCAGGAGGAACAGTATCGAATCGCTAAGAATCGAGATAAGGTTCAGCAAAAGGTCCGCAAGGATGCAAAGGATAAAAAGAAGTCCGTTGAATCCAAGAACTCTAAGGGCTTCAATAAGTATTCTTAATCATCACTAAGGAGGCGGACTATCATGCCTAAGATCAATCGAAGCAAAACATCATATAAGAAACTACCGGAGGGTTTGAAAACCGCCTCTATTCCGGATGCGAAGCTTTCCGCTAGTATCACTGTAACTGTTCCGAAAGGAATGGAGAAGAAAGCGGAAAAATTCATATCTGAAGCACATAAGTATCTGGAAGATGGTTTTCAGTCCTTCGTCAAGAAGGAGATAAAGAAATATGAAAAGAACATCGAGTCAGACGAATGATCCTGAAGGCCCGAGGAGGGAACTGGAAATAGATGAGACTGAACTTGCAGTCGAAGATTCCTATGATGGACCTGATCTGACTCTCGAAGATAAGGATGAGGGCGATAGTGATGACGGCTATCGCCCTTTCTACTGGTACAATCGAGATTATAATATCCCTGATGAATGCCGGTTTTATCTATAGAGAAATTATCGGAGGGATAAATAAATGGAAATGAATTTGGTCGAAATTATTGAAACTCCTGGCAATACAAGTAATTTTGGTATATATGAGCTTAGCAAAACTCTTTCTGAGAAATATGGTGGTGAATATTTTCTCACACAAGGAATTATTAGAGACAGATTGCTCGCTGATTTAAATAAATGTGATGATATTATACATCGCGCATTATATGACCTTGCTGGATATGATGATATATACACCACAAAGCTCGAAGCTCATATGGCTGCTAAATTAGTTTGCCAGCAAATCGTCATTAATGGGCTCAGGAATCGAATTAAAGAGCTCGCAGAATACCCAATCGCCGATATTAGCTGGGATCTTCTAAAGGATAGTAAGAAGAGGAGATAAAGTTATGGCTAAGAAAGATAAAAAGAGTGAAGTCACATTCAAGATCCATAAAGTATATGGCTTCCTCTCAGCTAAAGAGGATAAAGTCTTCGTTCGTGTTTCCTGGAACGATGGTGAACCCAGAGACGAAGTCCGAAAGTGTTGGAAAGATAAAGATTCTGGAGAGCTCAAACTCGGAAAGGGTATCGATTTGAGCGAAGAAGAAATCGATATGCTCAAAGGATTCTGCAAAAACAAACCAAAGCCCGTTGACTTTCAGGCCGTTTTCGACAGCTCTGTCGGTATTATGGAGAAACGAGCTGCCGGATTCCAAACTGAAGACGGTTTCACTGTGCTCCGGCGCAGAAACAATCTGAAGCTGTAAACAAATCGCATGTCCAATAAATAGAGAAAGGATTGATATTATGAACACTCAGTACAAGATCTTTAATGAGCCCTATATCGATAATCCGACTCTGCTGTATAAGTCCGGATTTACCGGTCCGGTTTTCTGTAGCAAAAAGCATAAACCCTTCAATACTCGTGGTCTGTACAAGATCGTACACGAAGGATTTGATAAGAGAGGCAAACCGTTTGCCATCGCTGAACCGGTATTTGCTATCGGTGAAGGAAAATTCTATCTGGAATCCCTGATCAATGTCGTAATCAGTAGTACCATGTTTGGTGAGTATTCCCGTGTCATGGTCCGGTTCAACTACATCTATGGGTATAATATTAAGCACATAGTGACGATTGACGACATCATCAAAGCCGTCAAGATGGATACTGTAAAGGTTCTCAATGATCAGTTGAGCAGGCCCATCGTCATTCCTGACATGGATTTCGAGCTTGAAATTTCGGAATATGCTCGGAATAAAAAGTACCAGCATGGTGATGAAGTATCTATCATTTACGTTAATGGTATTCCAGAATTCCATACAGCCAGCTGGGTATTAAAGAACCGTGAACATCTGGTGAACTGGGAAATCGCCGTGTATGGTGATAAGGTAGAAAACCTTTACATGATGTTTACCGAAGTTAGTTAACAGAGAGGAATAAGTATCATGGGCGTTTTTACTGAAATCGGGACATATATCCGAATTGTTAAGATGTGCATTAACTGTCCTGAAAATACACTATGCGGAGAGAACCCTCATCTCTGTGAGAATATCCAGTACAATGCGGACACTAATACAATCTCATGCGGTAAACTTAAACAGGGGGATCTTTCTTGTGTTCGGTAGATATAAAGTAGCACATCTCTTAGGTATTACTCGAGAACATGAAAATCAATTCCGTTGTGTTGAACAGGAATTAGCTAAATCTGGATATATATGCTTCAGACCGGCTATTTACGATTTTGAGGTTTACAAACAATATGCTGATATGCTTGATGAGATGTGCTATCAGAAATTGTTGGTTTGTGACTTCTGTGTTATCGTCACTCCCGAGCACATCGGTAAATCAACATCACATAGAATTCAACAATCTTTTGATTTAGGCAAGCCTGTATACACATGGGATTCTGAAAAGAAAGAATTAGTTGAATTCTCAAATAAAGAGAAAGGTGGTAAAGACCACTATGAAAACATTCCAACCTATTGATCCCGATGGTGCTGTTGTAATTGCAACTTATATCGGCACTCATCCGGAAGCAACACATAGAGAAGTCGCCGAGGCTTATGATATCAGTGTCCCTACAGTGAACAAAATGCTGTTTGAAGGATCGATTATCATTCTCGACGACTGTCGTATTCAACCTGAGGATGACACGATAACCATCTGCCAGAAAGTTCATGAAACAAATAAGAACCTGCTTTTATATCAGCAGGAATATGATCTGGATATGGTCATGTGTTTATTCCACAAGCTTATGTATTCTCGAAGCGCCGCTCGCCGAAATAAAGCGAAAGAAATTCTTCGGGATATTAAAGCTTCCTATACCTAATCAACCATATAAAACAAAAGGAGAACGATCACTATGAGTAAGACTATGATGGAAATGCTGGATAAGGCTAAGAGCAACAATTCCCAGATCACAATCATCACCGCCAATGGATACCAGATGAACGGATCTGTTGTGAAGTATGATACTGACTGTATCGTATTCTCTGATGCCAAGACCAAACGCGTCCAGATTATCTGCCTCAGTAATATCTCTACTATTAGTATGCCCGTCGAGGTTGCCTAATGATCATACTTCTGCGTATTATCACTCATCTCGTAGCCACAGTTCTCATGTATGCAGGTATGCTGTGGTTCATGTTCCTGGGTGATATCACTAAATATAAACGCCAAATAAAGACTGTGAAATTCCATGTTCTAACGATAGGAGTCATAGTCATTGTGCAGTTAATGATCTCTGCCTGGTGGTAGAGCGGAGAAACCCTGGGTGTTACTCAGGGTTTCTTTTTATATTCAACATTGCTATAATGACGGAAGATCTGTCATTGAGAATATTCTCAACGAAAAATCGTATACGAAAGGTGGTAATTTACACATGACGATTGCAGTCGCAAAGCTTGGCTGTACGCTCAAGCTCGATGACGGTAGAAGTTTCGTTGTGTTTGAAGGGGATGTCATCAATGACCTGACCTTCAAGGCCGGAACTTCGGAGAAAACCATTACCGGCGCAGTTCGTGTAATCTGCGCAACCACTAAGGCCCAGTCTGATGGTCCTGATGAGTGTCCTCCCGAGCCTTATGTCTACAAAAGCATTAGCACTGCTCAGCTGGTCATTGACAGCTCTGATGAGAACCATGCTATCCTGGATCGTGTCAATGTTTCTGACATTCTGGATATCGGCTCTGTTCGCACCGCTAAAGAGGTTGCCGAAGAGGGTATGATCGTCACCGGTGCTGGTGACCAGTATAAGCCTCTGGCTGAGGTTCTGGCCTCTGCTCCTGCTGGCTCTGTGATCAAGCTGGTTGGTGGCACCTATGAAACTCCTATGACTCTGGATAAGGACATTTCCATCTGTGCCGACGGTGATGTCACTCTGGCCTGCCAGATCGATCTGAAGAAGACCGCTGATGGTGCTGGTCCTAAGGTAAACCTGGACGGTCTGGTTCTCTCTGATGCTGCTGTCATTACTTCTGCCGGTACTGCTGAGCTGACTCTGACCAACTGTATTATCGGCGGTTTCGATCCCGAGAAGAGCACTCAGCCTATCCATTTCCTGAATAGCAATCCTGATCCCATTCTGGTGACTATTGAGGACTGTGAATTCCTGGCCAACAATGAGAACTGCTACAACCTGATCAACATCTATGCTCCCTTTAAGGATGGTTCCAGCATTTCTCGTAACATCTTCCGTAAGGGTTGCATCACTCATAACGTCATCAGCTTCTTTGCTGTTGAGGATGGTGCCACTGTTTACTTCAGTGACAACCTGTGCGAGTATTCTGCCAACATGGTTCATGTCCAGATTCCCGGTAGCCCTGTCTGTACCATCATGATGGAGGGTAATACCTATCTGGAGACTGATCCCACTGGCGAGTATGGTGGTCTGTTCATTGTCCAGCCCTTTGCTGACAAGACTGTCACCTATGAGGGTGTCACCATTCATTGTAATGACACCAAGAATGAGACCGACAATCCTCAGATCGGCTATATCTACATGCACAGTAAGAACACTCAGCTCACTGAAGAACAGTATCCCACTGTGTTTATGGATGGTGTTCAGGTTAAGCTGCCTGTGTGCATTGTTACCGAGTAAGATCTTCCAGAACCGAAATACTCCCTTCCCATACACCGGGAAGGGAGTTTTCAAATTTCCGATTTGAGAGAGATTTTAGATATATACTATAACTGTAGAAAGAGGAAATAATATATCCTTATTTCTACCCAGAAAACCTATGATGGTCTTCGTCTGGGGCGTCTACAAAATCAAAACCATAGAAACAGAAAGGAAACTGATTATGCATAATGAAACCACTATGAAGAAGATCTCTCTGGATGAGGCCGTTACTATTTGTGAGAAGAACGGTTACACTGCAGTCCAGCCGCAAGATTTCCGATTTTCGGTTATTTGATAACTAAAAAAGAGAGAGAGGTAAAAATCTATGAAAAGAATGTATCTGGTTCAGAGAGGGACTTTCCGTGAGGATGTTATCAAAAATAATGAAACCAAAAATGTTCCTCTGACCGGCCGTGACGGTCTCATTTCTCTCGACTATATGGGATCTGCAGAATATGAGTTCGGTGCTGTCCACTACTCCTACTGTATGATTTTCCATGATAAAGATAAGTATGATAATTACCATCTGCGTGAAACCGAGATCACAAACGCTAATGGTGTTCCGCTCATTGTATACTGCCGCGATGATCAATTCGATGATATTGTTGCAAATCTTCAGACCTATCTGGCAGGAAATGATCCTATAAAAGTTTCTACCTATAGACTTAAGGAACACATTTCATTTGCCAATAAATGCTACGGATTTAAATCAGCATTTGGTTATAGGTCTGATAATTTCTGGTGGGATATCCAGAATGATTTCATGTTCTTCTTTGCAGGATTCAAAAGTAATCGTACTCGTATGTTCCTGGAATGTCTGCTCAATGACTACGAAAATATGTGGCTCTGTTTGACTGAGGAAGAGAAAGCTGAAAAGTATAAGCGGGCACATAACTCGATGTATGGTAGATACTAAAAAGAAAGAGAGAGGAAATGCAAATGATCGAACTCAATTACACCGTTAAGGCCACCAAGTTCTACCCCTATAGAACAGCACATGCTCGTAATGTGTTCCTGAAAGTCGACCGCTACAGTGAAAGTTCTTCGGCCTTTGAAACCAATCTTGCCCGTCAGTGTGGCGTTGCTGCTGATAACCACACCACGTACAGAATCGAGAATTCTGACGGAATGGTCATGTATATCACTTGCTCTGACCGGTATTTCTACATCGGGTTGTCGGTCGAGGTTCGCAACTGGTAAATGTATAGAAAGAGAGGAAATAATCATGCCCACTATTAAGACTACCAACTTCGAGGGGACCGCCGAGGTCATGCTCAATGAGCTTATCGAGAACGACCGTGACACTACCCTCAAAATGTGCTGCGAGCGCGCTTTTAAAATGGCTCTCAGCGAGTATGACTTCAGCACTCTCACGGATATCACGCTGGATCATATCGGTCCCAGTAACATTACTGAGGATATCATCAAGTTCCACGTTACCGCTAAGATCGTAGAGGAGATTAACGAGGATGCTGATAATGATCTCATGAGCTTGGATGCTCTTCAGTGGTTGAAGTCGGTGAACTATGGCGACAAGAACCACGAGGAGCGCATGGCTCTCATCAAGGCTGCTAGGATCCTCTACCCCAATACCGATAGCGATGATGATGAGCTCAACATGACCCGGCGTTTCTTCGCTACTCTCGGTATGGCCTAAACCATACTAAAGGAAATCGGGAGCTTCGGCTCCCGTTTCTTTTTTCTGCCGAACATCCATATAACCATGCCAAATTTCGGTTATAGAAAGGATGTGAGACCGGATGAAAGCATATAACAAACAGACACTTACTACATATCATGTGCATCTTAAGACGAAAAATTCATCGTTTTTAAAGATGACATTACTCCTGAAGGAAATGGGAATAGAGAACTGTTACTTTCATCTGAAACTTATTGATAAGGGTCTCAAAGATATAGATCCTTATGATCCTGATCTTTCTGATGCTATGAAATTCCGAGTTATGCGCGAGTGTGCGGATAACCGGTGGTATTTTTATCGTGAAGTATTTCGTGTTAGCGAAAACGGTGCTGGTACTGGTATCGGTGGTGGTAGTCCATTTATACTGAACCGTGGTAACTTGGCATATCTATGGGCTATGGAGATGAACATCTCTACATATCTGATTATGCCTCGTCAGACTGGTAAGACTTGGGCTGCTATCGCTGACTTTACATGGACACATCAGTTCCAGAAAGGTTCTACGATGCTTCACTTCAATAAAAATCAGAAGGATGCTAATGAGAACCTTGGTCGTATCCAAGCAGCTATCCGCATGCTTCCTGGATATCTGCAACACTCCAGTATTGATAACCTTGAATCTGCAGATAAACGTAGAGTTAAGAACAATGAAAAGACGATCAAAAATATCATCGACTCTACGATCGAAGCAATGGCTTCTGCTGGTAACGAGAGTAAGGCTGACGCGCTGGCTCGTGGTCGTACATCAAGTAAGATCTGGTACGACGAGATGGCGTTTATTTTCTTCAATGAAACCATTTACTCGGCTGCTACTCCTGCATACGAAAAGGCAACTGAACTTGCTATCAAGAACGGCGCACCTTATGCTATCAGTATTACTACAACGCCTGGCGATCTTGCTACACCTCATGGCGCCTTTGCATATAAGATGATGCAAGACTCTGTTGTGTTCCATGAGCACTTCTATGATATGGGCCGTAATAAGCTCTATGATCGTGTACGGAATACTCCAGATAAGATCCCGTTCGTCTTCATTCAGTATACCTATTTGCAGTTAGGTGAAACGGAAGAGTGGTATCTGAAGCGTTATAAAAATCTGAATAATCCATTAAGAGCGCGTCGTGAGTACCTGCTTGAATGGATGAATAGTAACGGTAATAGTCCGTTCGATCCGGATGATGTCGAACTTGTCGGCGAGCTTGCACGTCAGCGTGATATGAAAGCTGAAGTGTATAAACTGAACAAGTATTTCGATATGACTATCTATGATGAATATCATGGTAAGAAACCGGTTCTGATTGGTGTCGACGTCGCTGGTAGTATCGGCCGAGACAGCAGCGCAATCGTTGTCGTACACCCAGAGACACTGCATCCTATTGCAATCTTTAAGAGTAATATGATCGAACTCAGTAAACTACGGAAACTGATTCAAACCATTGTAAAGAAGATGTATCCGAATTGTGTACTGGCGATCGAAAATAACTCTGTTGGTAAAGGTTTGATCGATGAGCTCCGTGAAACGCCTGTCAGTCGTGTGTTGTATAAAGAGAAGAAAACGCGAAAGATCGATATGGGTGTCAGCAATGCAACGCGGAAGAAGACGATTGAGTCTATGGAGTATGGTTACAATACCAACCAGGTTACTCGTGATCAGATGATGGAAACTCTAGAATCCATTGTCCATAATAGCCCGAGTCATGTTGGTTATCGTGAACTGTATGAAGAGATTCGATTCCTTGAACTCAAGAACGGTCGTATCGATCATAGCAGTGCAACACACGATGACGTTGTCATGGCTTACATGGGTGTACTGTGGATTGTTCGTTATGGTAAAGGTCTTAAGGGTAAAGGTATCTACTATAGTATCAGTGATGGTTCTGAAGATTATGATGAGATCACATATGATACTATGGAAAGTATCCGACTCATCAATACACTTCTCAGAGGTGGTAAGGATGAAAAGAAGGATGTCGAGGATGAACTCCTTGACTATATGCTTCGTGATCATCCTGTATATACCTCTGACGATCTTGCTAAAAAAGAAAAAGAGAATTACTTCCGAGCAATGGATCGCGTAGAAGGAATTACTGATGATGACGATATCGATTTCCAAGTATCTGACCCGACTAAGAATCTGCTGCTGAAGAACTATCATCAAATGCTTCGAATGGACTTGTATAGTGATGATCCGATGGAATCTTTGCTGCGACCAGTCGGAATGAGAGATTCTGGGTTTGGTATGCCTGGTTTCGGTAATGATTGGTCTGATGATTATAAATTCTAAATCAGAAAATAAAATGCTTGGGAACACCTCTAAATGGGGTGTTCCCAGCTTTTCTTTTTCAATTACTTAGATATACTTTAACCTTAGTATTTGGCAGATCTGTAAAATAACTAAAACTACCTATGAGGGGTGTTTAGAGCAAAAATACTGTCAAAAGTGGTAGTTTACCACACTGCCACTTTTTGACACACATGAGTTTTAAGAGATAAGAAAGCGGTGATTTCGTATCAAAACTTTAATACTGAAAAATGGTATGAAATTCAATATTCTCGATTGCCATAGCTATGATAAGATCATTAAGAGAAAATTTTATGATATCATGGATTTCAGGATCGATCCCCAGAGCTATAAATTAAAAGATATTGTGCATGCTTTTCTTAAAGACAAACCGTCTATATTCAAAATACAATCTGTAGTATATGATGAATATGGAATACCGTATATCTCAAACTATAGATTTCAAGGAAAGTGTTTTGATGTTAGACGGTTTGTCCATTTAAATACTGATCAAATTTCTGTACGAGTAATTCGTAACTCGTAATAATATAGAAGGAGGGATTATTATGGCTATTCTCAAAGAGCGTCTGAAGCGACGTAATGAGTCTGGTGGATACGATACTATTTACCTCGAAACTAATAGTAGTGTCGTCCTTATGAGCGATGGAACGTCACTTGAAACTAAATTTAATGAGATTTCAAATGAGATAAAAAATATATCCAGCGGTCCAGCTCTTAGTGATACTGCGCCATTGATTAATGGAACTGCATCTGCCGGAACCGCAACTACAGCTTCACGTTCTGACCATGTACATCCTACGGATACAACAAGAGCCGCATCTTCACACAATCATGCAGCTTCTGATATAACTTCTGATACACTTGTTATATCAAGAGGTGGCACTGGACTAACAGCCAGTCCCTCTATGCTTACTAACTTAGCTAGCACAACTGCAGCTAATATTTTAGTAGCATCGCCTCGTCCAGGAGTAACAGGAACTCTTCCATTAGCCAACGGTGGTACCGGCAAGACTACATCACCTCTGGCACTGTATGCACTGATCAATGGCAGCACTGCATTGGCTTCTACTGGTCTTGCTGATGGAGACTACATTCCCATCGGCGATGTTAGCGCTTCTACTGGTAAGAAGGTCACACTTGCTAATTTAAAGGCATATCTCAAAACATCAGGTGCATTAGTTTTTGATGATGATGTTGCATCTGTAGAAATTGGCAGTATAATAAGCTGGGCCGGATATAACTGGTTGGTTGTTCACAGAAATACTAGTAATAATACAATCACATGTTGTCTAAATAAAGTTACAACTTCTACGAAATCTAATATTAAACTTAGCACTCTTCAAAGTTTTATTGAGACTTTACCACAATCTTCACTAACACGAGCAGTATCAAAATCGGTTAAGTATTATCATGGCACATACGATGATGATGGTAATGAAGATTATACAACTTACAATTCAAAAGTTTGGTTTGCGTCATATAGTGAAATATATAATAATACGTTTTCATATTTTACAACTCTTAATAATCGTATTGCTACTACTGAGACTGGGATTACCAACGCATCTTGGCATTTAGCTGATAGTGCCTACGTCACTGGTACTGGCGCATTACAAAGTAACACTGGCGCTGGTAGTTATTATATACGTCCATTTGTTACACTCTCTGCATCTTAAATCATTTTCGATCAGATCCTCCTGATCCCAACATTATTATAGAATACCATTGGTATCGATCTTACCAAGGGTGTCCGCCAAAAATCATAAAACAAGAAGGAGGCAATCGATTTGAAGACTATTCTCTTCGCGAACGGTACTTCCGTAGAGTACGTTCAGCGTATCGAAGATTCTGATTATATTCAGGGCGCTGATCGTTCCATCCTGGAGTTCCGTTTCGATCCTACCAAGATGACCCTCGATCAGATTGACAAGCTCTTTACTACCGAGGGTTGCGCTCGTCTGCGTCTCTCTGAAACCTACACTATTCCCGTTCCTGTCTATGAGGATCAGGATGTTGAGGTTCCCGTCCTGGATGAGGAGGGTAACGAGACCGGTGAGACTACTACCGAAACTCAGTCTGTCCTGGTTCGTACTGACGAGGAGGAGCATACCGACGAGTTCGTCTATGACGGCTATTGTGTCCGTTGTATCCTGAGTCGTCAGCTGTTCCCCACTCATACCGATAAGGGTCTGGTGGACAAGGAGTTCATCAATGTTCGTATGGCTCAGCGCACCTATGCTGAGGAGCAGATCGCTCTGTTGGCTGATGAGAACACCAATACTCAGCTGGCGCTGGTTGAAGTCTACGAAATGATGCTGGGCTAATTCAATAAGGAGGTACCTACAATTATGGCTAAGATTTATGCCGATCTGATCCGTAAGGGTCTCAAGACTATTGACCAGGTGCCCGCCCGCATTCGTGCTGAGGTTGAGGCTCTTCTGGCAGGGGAGTGAGAGTAAGTCATGTGGACTAAACTCAAACTCTATATTCTCACCTATCTTGTAAGAAAGGAGATTAAAGACATGGCAGTTGTGTACGCTACTCTGATCGTCAAGGGCAAGAAGACCCTGGACCAGGTTCCTGCTCTGATCCGTCCTCAGGTCGAGGCGATCCTGGCTGATCTGGAAGTCGAGGTCTAATCTCTTCGCCCGCCACCCATTGTGGTTAAACTATCCCACTATGGTATTTGGCCAAGTATCAAAGAAGACACCCCGGGGATTGTCCCCGGGGTGTCCTTTTATTTCAATCTATCAATTTCAACTGTTCCAGCATATCTTTTCTCTCTACCTTCGCGGATCAGATTGATCGGCTGCAGATTAAGATAAATATTCGCTGTATAAAGCTTATTCATCTTAGGATTCAACAACTCCAGTGTACCATCTTCATGGAGAATGATTCCCGTTTCGATCATAGATCCATTTGGGTAAACACGGAGATGAATCATATCAGCAATCTTTCCTCCCTGATCGATCCATTCTTTGATCACTGCATAGATATCTTTATCAAAATCAGCAATGAAAGGAAGGATATTAATTTTCGGATCATCGCCTTCCTGAACTTCAAGATCAATTCTATTGGAAAGAGTGTAACCATTGATCTCTGTAGGCCAGTCCATATCCGCATAGATTGGAGAAATAAAGGTAACAGCTTCAGGATCTTCAGGAATCCCTTTATCAAATTTACCCACATATTCTTTTCGGGTCAAGAACAAAAATTCTGCAGGAAGATCGGCAGTCAGGATAAAGGAATCAACAATACGTGCACCCCATTCAATCGCTTCACTGTTCTCAGTGGAATCAGCAGAAGGGAAGCTTGGAACTTCTACATGGATATTCAATTCCTGCTCAAAATAGAACTGACATTGTCCATTGACTAAAACTCGTTTAGTGATTGGGTATCGAGAATGTTGATTGACAAAGGTCATAAACTCTTCTGATTTCCAATCAAGCCCATGGAAGTTAGCGATATTCTGAATGTGCCTCATTGGAATCATGAATGGTACTCTTCGAGAGAGACTGAATCGAGAATTATGTCGAATATCCATAATCAGCTTATTCCGTGTATTTGCCTGCCGATTAGTCGATTCCTCCATGATCATAACGTCAAATTCAATTCGAATGCGATTTCGGCGATACCAAAGCTCAAGAAGATCTGTTTTCATAATCTCAAGAGAGTATAGAAGTTTGGCACCAATATGATCATTAAGAGGATCGATGAAGTTATAACGGTTCAACATATTCTGTGCGAATAGGGAGTCGTCTACAACTTCAGGCTGCCGTGGATCGATAACTAAGAATGGTTTATCTTGCTTATAGATAGCTTTCATAAAGCTTTTGAACTCTTTGAAACTTGACTGAGTTTTAATTCGAACCAACTTAAAATAGTCCGGTTCAAAGAAAGACTGAAACCATTCTGTAAATACAGCCACCATATTGGCTGTATTATACGAGAATTTCTGAATCTTTCTATCGAAAACAATATCAGTGTCATCAGGTTTATCCTCAATTGGATAAACCCGGCCATTATTACCGTCATCAGGAATAAAATCTCCTGGAGCATAAATTCGTAGTGCCATAATAGTAAACCTCCTTATCTTTATATCTGTGTCCTCAACTATCTGTATCATAGATAGCGTCGAATAGCATGTCCCCGGAAGATCTCAATGCACTCTTTGCTTTAGACTTCTTTCCAGGTTTACGACGTTTCTTAATATTAGCTGGGTGGAATGGATTATCATAATCATTATTATGATTAGCAAGAAAACTTTGAAATCCGGCCATCAGATAATATTCAGGATTATTCTTAACCCGTTCACGTTTATCAGCCTCCCAAGCTTCTCTCTTTGTAATCTTACGAGGCATAAGCTGCACAAACCCATCCACATCCCGCAGAGTATTATCTTCTCGGATTTTAAGCTTAAAGAAACCATCTTCATCAAGGTTTGTCCAATCGATACAAAGGTCTCGGTAAGATTCGACAATTCCCTCTTGTTCAGCGATCATCTTTTGCGCTTTAGCATATGCATTTTTGGCTTTATCACTATTACCATGAATCGCATACGCATGCCATGATTGAAGAGAATCTTTTACATTGTCAGTCGTAATGCGACCGTGCTTAATCATCTTTACTTGGCGCTTTGTTCTTTTCAACATTTTATTGATACTCTTACTACGGATATATGTATTAACCTGATGTGTATTAGCATCATACACTACATGATATCCCAGGAAACAAACACCCTGAGCAAATGGATGAATATGAGTCTTTGGATTCAATTTCATGAGAAGAATATCTTCAACATATTTCTTAATTTCTTTATAGCAATACTCAAGATATTCTCGACTCTCATGAATCATATAGAAATCATCCATATAACGACCGTAGCACTTAATATGTAGTTTCTCTTTGATAAAATGATCGAGCACGTTTAAGTAATATACAGCAAGCCACTGAGATGTCTGAAATCCAATACATAACCCTTTACCAGGCTTTTCTACATATGGATTGATATCAGCTGTACATGCATCGATTACCAGTCGAATTAGTCTTGATAATTTCTTATCTACTGGTAGATTCTTAACCATACTCCAACAGACTTCATGATCAATATTGTAGAAAAACTTTGTAATATCACATACTAGAACCCATCCCCTGTCGGTCCAGTCTACACTCTTTGCATGGATTCGCATAAATCGTTCCAATCTTTGTAGACCAAGATGTGTACCTTTCTTTGGCTGACTGGCATAGTTATCGTATATCATCTTATTACCAAGAAGATGTCTCAATACATTCTTGGATAATAAGTCTTGTACAATTTTATCTTCAAATCCATCGGCAACAACTTCCCGTTCTTTTGGCTCATATACTTTGAAACGATTCAGATCACCAAATTCATATTTCTCACCACATAGCTTCTTATAAAGCTTACGAAGATTTTGATACATGTTCATATGATACTGAATCGTAGAAGTTCGATATATTTTACCCTTACGAACGTGTTTATATGATTTCAACAGATTCTGAAAAGTGACGACATCCTCAAATCGTATCACTTCACCATTCTTTAATCGCTGAAGAGGAATCGGAACTTCCTCACGTTTTGAATATTTGCCCATAGTATATTGATTCCTCCTTATAAGTCAATGCGGCAGTAAAAGTCCCTACCATCCCACACTAACACCGAGGTGTCAGGTAGGACGGTAAGAAACAACCACACATGGTACGCGTGGGCGGATAGAACCGTCCAGGTTTGCATGCATGTGCCAAGAGTTAATTCCCCGAACATATTTCAGCTCAGGAAGGATAAAGCTCCCTTCGATACTCAACCGATTTCGGTGTTCCGGCCGCCCCGGATAACACCTACTTTTTCTATAAGCACCGAATCAACCAGGGGCCGGAACCCATTAGAATTGCTGGGATTGTTGTTGTTGATGCTGCCGTCAGTATTCACGTTGTACACGTTACTAGAGCTGTTGGCGGTTTTGTTGAGCCAAACCCTTTATAACCATGTTATCAGTTTCCAACCGCCAACTATACAGCATCAACAACGTATAAATATCACGAGCCCCTGGTTGATCAGACTATCTTGGTTACTATTCATGCGATGGTACTTTATAAATCCCACGAAGATCTTCTGCACTGATATTAATTGGAGCCGAAATACAAGCTTCTTTCACAACAGCACTGCGATTAATCAAATCTGCTACGATATTATCAGAAGGATCATCACTTGTCTGTAAATCAAAAATACGATCGGCTACATAGTTATTATAGTCCTCATCAGACATACCCATTTCACCGGCAAACATTCGCGGCAGAATAAAAGGCGTCTTTCGACGCTTCAAAACAAAGAATCCTTCACGATCATACGCACTACCGTAATAATGTTGCTCAAGAGCTTTATGACGAAAACGATCATCGAAAATAGTTGTCAGAGAATCATCATTATCAAGACCATCGTCCTCATCAGCTATACTGAGATCGATATCAAACATATCAGGACTAATTTCGATCTTTTCAGTAGCTCTCTTTGTTTTATCCACAATTTTATTAACACTCTCGATAACATCTTCTCCAGTGACAAGTTTCGGAGGCTGACCATTTAATACAAGTTCTTCCTCTTTACGTTTCATCTCACGGATCTCTTCTTTTCGTGTTGCTTTCTTAGCTGCACGGCGGGTGTTACGAGTCCAACGCTTAAAGGAATCTGTCGCTTCATCATACAAAGCAGCTAGATGTCCAGGGTTGTTAATTCGAACAATGCCCAGTGATATAACCATCAGTGCTTTCACATTCAAAAGATGCTGTAGTGCAGCATTTTGGAACTTGAGAACTCGCTCATAATCAGCAGGTGTGACAATACGTTTATATGCACCATTGTAAACATGACAACAGAGATCGATACAGTTATTTCTCAACGCACTACTTAAGGTATATCGATATGCTTTTGGGAACTGTTTCTCGTTACTTGTGATTTTGAAGATATATTCAGTCAACTTCTCGCAGGATATGACTACCGAAATACCAGATGGTTTCTTGTTGCTCATATATTTCGGTATAGACATAAAATTCACGCTCCTTTAGTAAATTTTACTAAAGTGTTACAGTGGTGATCATTAAATAATAAATGAAAATTTTTTCGGCGGGCGCTCCGCGCATAAAAATAGTAAAAGACGGTTCATCCCACATCAACTAAGAGTGGGATGAACCGTAAATGTGTTTATATGTGTTATGCTATATTAGGCTTCTCTTCGCTGCAAAGTCCATTGTGATTGTCCTTTGGGCCAACCACGACTTTGCCACTCGATTCGCCTGTAAGAGTCGTTACACTCCTCTTACGATGCTGCTAAAGCAACATGGGGCCGGAACCCAGAAGAAAGGCCGGGACCGTTGTCGTTGAGGCTGCCGCCAGTCCCCACGAAGTACACGCGACTAGAGCTGTAGGCGGTAGCAAGCCACCACACTGTGGCGGTGCCGCTATAATTTGCCACTCTATTAGTAGCAGACATCGCATAGTACAAGAATGTGCTGGAAGCCTGAGTATACGTAGGAATCCAAATCTTATTAGATACGCCCTCAATGGTCATACTAATAGCCTGAGACTGATACGTAGAACTCAAACTATTCAAGAATGTTGTACATGCAGCCGCAATCGTAGAACCACTATATGTGGTACTGGAACCAAATGCGGTTTTAGAATAGATGCAATAATATGCAAGATACATATAACTTGCATCACGATGTACAACAACCCACCAATGACCGGCCCACTTGACCAAGTCACCAACAGTGTTGGATTTAGTGACAGTATCATCACCAGAAGCACCGACACCGAGCCAAGTCTTCAAATTCGCCAAAGTAACTTTCTTACCAGTGGCAGCACTGACATCACCAATACCGATTACATCAGTATCAGCCAAGCCAGTAGAAGCCAATGCAGTGCTGCCATTGATCAGCGCATACAGCGCCAGAGGTGCTGTGGTCTTGCCGGTACCACCGTTGCCAAGAGGCAACGTGCCAGTAACACCAGGTCTGGGACTAGCCACCAACACGTTAGCAGCAGTGGTGGACGCCAGATTCGTCAACATAGACGGAGAAGCAGTCAAACCAGTACCGCCACGGGCGATGGCCAAAGTCCCAGAAGTGATCGCACTTGCAGCATGATTGTGACTGCTTGCTGCACGACTGGTATCAGTAGGATGCACATGGTCACTACGAGACACAGTCGTCGCAGTGCCAACAGCCGCTGTACCATTCATAGCAGGTGCAGTCGTAGAGAATGTGACATGGGTGCCATGAGATGCAGCCGCCTTACCGCCAATAGCAGTATTCATAGCTGTAATCGTGGCCTCCAATGTCTTTCCGTCAGCCATGATAACCACAGCACTCGACGTCTCGAGATAAATGGTATCATAAGTACCTGACGAGTTCTTCCGGTTCAATCGTTCCTTCAGAACGGCCATGTGAATTCCTCCTTATAAGGATTTATTATCTTACCACAGACTAAGGTTTTTGGCACACTGCCTTCGAACCCATCACTTCAGCATCCACCGATTTCTCGGTGGAAGTCTGCAATAATAACCAAAATCCTCAATCAGCGTGTTAAGATTATAAGAATGTCACATGCGTTATATTTTGATTAAGAAATCGTCTCGAACCAAAGATCGCCAGCAAGCTGATTGGTAGGCTGAGTAGAGCCGGTTGCAACATTCACAACACGAGTGCCGTTACTGTACAAACAACCATCGGTACCAATATATGCAGTGTCATGAGAATATGTTTGAGGGTTGGCTGCCTGAGAAGCAGCACCGATAAGGAACAGTTTCGAAGAACTATTAGTAGAACCTGCAGTATTCTTGGTATTAGTCGGTACAACCCAAGTTCCATCGCCACGAAGGAACGAAGCTTGCTTGCCTGCAGCAGGAGCAGGTACGGCACCAGCAGTACCGGCAGCATCTGCAGTAGCTGCAGTCATAACCGGAATACGTGCAACTGCAAAAGTCCCACTCGTAATCTTGCTTGCAGCAAGAGAAGGAATATCTGTAGCCACTAAAGCTCTAAAAGTAGCTGCGCCATCAGAGCCGTTTGGTGCGGCCAGGACTGTATTAGCGGTTCGGCTCGTGCTGGCACTATACTTATCGCCGAGCTGTGTCTGGACATTGGAAGTTACACCATCCATATAATTCAGCTCATCGGCAGTCGCAGTAATACCGAGATCGGACAGAGTAGTAGCTGCACCAGGAATTCCTAAACCGGTAATATCCTCCTTGGTAATAGCAGTAACGGCAGTTACGTGACCCTTATCATCAACTGTAATCTTATACAACCCAGAAGCACGTGCAGTATGTGTCGGATGCGTATAAATGATGACTTCATTACCATCGATGATTACATTACCGTTGGTATCAGATGCAGTAACAACCGTAGCATTACTGGGAGCATGTGCAGACTGACTATGTTCATATGCAATCTTACCGCGATCACCACGATAGGCCGTAGTTGCAGTTTCACCAAGTGCTATACCTCCACCGGCTCCACCAACAGAGGCATAGTGAGTACCACCCCAACGATACATTTGATTTGCATTGATGTCGTTATAAAGCTTACCAGCTTCAGGTGTTACAATAATTCCATTGGTGTCGGTGAATTCGGTGAAATCATCATTGGTAATAGAGCCTTCAATGACATCATCGACATACGAAGGCAGATACTGTGCCAAAATCTTACCATTCTCATCAAGAGGAGCAATACCACTATTCGCTCCCAAAAGAATTTGTTTCAAATAAATAGCATCATGGTTATGATCGCTTAATGCCTTCGAATTAAGCTGATTCTGAATATTACTAGTTAAACCAGACAGATATCCCAACTCTGTCTCGGTAATGGCAGAAATATTCAGACTTTCATCTTCTCCGGTAATAACAACTCTTCCTGCAGTACCGACCTTAATTGTAGCACCGGTATGTTCATGGCTATCATCACCGACTTCCACGTCGATACTGACACTATCCACACCATTATATGTGGCGCTGCCGGTGACACCACCGGACAGAGAAATCGTGCGATTTTTCACAAGGGATGCTAGCTTTTGGGATAAAGTAACGCCAACTTCACCTTCGATCAACACCATGTCAGAATCTGTTTCAAAGTGGAAGATCTGAATTGCCCCGGTAGCATCGATCTTCTTACCATACTGCTGTTTTACAATAGTAGACATCGCTTAGCCTTCTCCTTCCTCCTTAAGTATTTTCACTCTCGGTATCTTCGGAGACCGGATAAGGCGTCTCAGACCCATCCAAATCAAAATCGTCCATACCGGGAGATGGAGTCACGTCGCCATCCTCGATAGATTCGAATTGATAGCTTGTGCTTGAAAGATCCGTAATAGGATAAATAACGGAACTATCGGATACGGACTGGAGGAAATACTCATCGCCAGCAACCTCAGGATAAAGAGGTTGCATCCAGTAATCGCCCACTTCCTGTACGTCATCTGCAGGCTGGTTATCAGACTGGACAAACTGCTTATGAGTCAACTGTTGAATCAATTCCTCGTTCTTTTCGAGGATCTCCTGCATGTCTACTACTTTAACCCAATCGCCCCAGGTATCATTGGCTCCGGCCTTTCTAAAATAGGTCGTCATAGCCACGTCACCATAGGCGGTCTGCCATGCCGGATAATCTACGCCTTCCTCTTCATCCATTGCGATAGTCTTGATCAGAACATGGTTTAAAGTAATACCATCTTTTCCAACCAATCCGACGGCTGAAGTTTCTTTCAGCTCATAGGTCACGTTGCGAGAATAAGAACTCGGAGGGGTATCCTGACCTTTGTTATCTGTAACGATGGTAACGCCAACGACTTTCAGTTGATTATTTTCATCAACAATCATGTCGCTGTTCGTATTTCCAGCAGTGTTGTCCGGGTTGAACACTGTGTCGTTCAGTATGTCAATCTTAGGCAAGATCGTGTCCTGGATATACCGCATATTCTCGATGACCTGCTGATAAGTAGACGCTAGATTACGGCCATTTTCGATTGCATTCCACGGCATCTGTTGCACTTCCTTTCTATCAGCAAGGCCGTCTTTACCTCGCCGGATTTTATATACCTGTTCCGTTAATCAATGCCAACATTTATATGAGTAACGGCAGGGGGATATCTGCGGTTTTACATTCCGCTTTGCCTTTTTCCGCGGTGTATACTGTATTTTTAGTACAGTTCCCGTTTGCCCATTTATGTGTACTTGCTCGAGCCATCATATGCCTGACAGCTCCTCCCTGTTAGTGGCTACTTGGTAGCCAAATACACACATCAATCCGTTTTGTAAGGTAGATGTTGTGTATTAGCTGGCTCTTGATGCGTTGCACCTCCTGTTCTTCTTTTTCTGTTCATTGTATCAGTGGCTTCTTGCTCATAGGCCTATCTGACACCTCCTTTACCATATATGGAATCCCTGGAACCAAAGATCCTGTCGTTACTCTTTCTATAATGATCTTTTTCCGGTTCCATGATTCATAAATCCCCGAAACCTTCATTATATATTATGACGAAAGGATGTATGTACTACTATGACTAATTACCGCAAATTGATTGTAGATAGCGCAATTTCCTATGTTGGAACAAAGGAGCCCTCTGGCGATGACCAGTTCATTACTGCATATAATAAATGGGCTGGTGCTAACTTTAGCGTAGACACTACTCCCTGGTGTGCTATCTTCGTAACTTTCAACGCACGTATGGTGGGTGTGCCCACCAATATCATTCCTAACTTCGCCAGTTGTAAGGTTGCCATTGACTGGTATAAACAGCGTGGACAGTGGCATGATCGAACCAGCGGATATAAGCCCAAGAGTGGTGATCTCTGTTTCTTCGACTGGCAGGTCGATAAGAAAGCGGATCATGTTGGTATCGTTACCGAGAATGACGGATCTAAAGTCTATGTTGTTGAAGGCAATACTAAGGGCACCGGCACTGTTTATGGCGTGCTGAAGAAGAGCTATGTGCTCTCCAGCAAGTATATTCTTGGTTATGCTTCTCCTGATTATACCGGTAAGAGTGTATCCGGAATCGCCAATCCGACTCAGTTGTCCAGCATGGTTAAATCTTCTTACATCAAGAAATATCAGACCTGGCTGAATCAGAACTATGGGTTCTCCCTGGTTGTTGATGGTAGCTTTGGCCCTAAAACTCGTAAAGCTTCTATCATGGCTTGGCAGATGCAGATGAATGCAAGTTTTATCACCTGCAAGCTTGAAGTAGACGGTATATATGGTCCTCTGAGTAAGAAGCAGTGCGATGCACATCCGCTGAAGAAGAACTCGAAGTGTACCAATCTGATCTATATCCTGCAGGGTCTCTTGTATGCACATGGATATGATCCAAAGGGCTTTGACGGTATCTTCGGCTCTGGTTGCCAGACTGCTGTTCGCGCTTTCCAGAGAGCTCGTTCTATCAACGAAGCTGATGTTGTCAAGGCTATGACTATGGAATCCCTGTTCAACAAGTAAAAATAAAAGCTTTCTTAATTTCCCCCTCCTCTCCTTTATATAGATAGATGGGTCCACTCTTCATTGGGTGGCCCGTCTATCATTTTTGATTAATGATATACCAATCTAATAGAATGAACTATGGATTCACATCACTTCATTCTACAATTATAATGTGTACTCACAATTTGTCTGAAATCGGAAATAGAAAAGAGAGCCCAAGCGGGCTCTCTTCTTTGTTTTCACATAACTCTTTTATTCCGATATTCCAGTCAAAAATGATATATAGAATTTGATTATATATTATAGTATCGGAGGCCAAGAAAGGAGTGATAGTTATGGTCTCATTGAGAAAAACAATCAGGTGGAACCTGCGATATATCGAGGCGGTAAACAGTGGTGACCGCCGACCGTTTCTCTCGCTCTTAGAAGAGTTGCTGAATCTTGAAAATGCATTTACAAAGAAATGCTATGTCTGGAATATTATACGTGGTCGTGAATTCTATAAAAACCTTTCGTTCTATGTAGTATCGAAAGCAAAAGAAGTTCTGAATGGAGACTCTGATAACCCAGAAGAGACCATGGCTCGTATTGAGCAAATCATCCAGATCGTTATGGAGACAGAGAAACGTAAAACTGTTAAGCAGAGTTTCGTCTGGAACATTACAAAACAAGTTCCCCTAATCACAGTAGACACGCTTAGGTACATGGATACCAAGCGTGTCACAAATATTCTCCAGAGTGAGAAACGAGTCCTAAACGATTCCGCTATGGATCCTTTCATTCGAGAGATCATTCGATTGAAGATCCTGGTCCATCAAACGGATTCGACTCTGGATGATACCTTGAATATCATTTTGGATAATAAAACTTAAGGAGGAGATGTACAATGTCTTACAATGATTTCAAAATCTTCTGGAATGATCTGACTCCGGACTGTCAAAAACATCTGGAGCAGTTCCTGGGAGATAATGGGAACTACGATGTATTCCCGATCGCAACAATCACCAAGGAGGGTGTAGAAGAAAATGACTGCAACTGAGAAAAAGAATGCCAGGATCGAGGAGATCCTGAACAACGTCTGTGGTGTGTGTGATTTCCTGCACTCTATGGGCGAGTCTGAAGAAAACATTGAGATCATTGAGAAATCTTGTGCCGAACTGGCTAAGATTGCACGTGGCGAAATCAAGTTTGCTGGTGATCTCTGTGGCGACGATTAAATATAGAAAGAAGTGATCCTATGGGAAAAGAAAAGGAACTTCTGAATCGTGATGTTAGTTTCCTGAGTTTCAATCGCCGTGTCTGCGATGAGGCGGCTAAGAAACGACACACATTAGGAGACCGTGTCATGTTTCATGGAATCACATTCAGCAATCTGAATGAGTTCCTGATGGTTCGATACCCTTCGACTGTTGAACTTGATAGTGAAGAACAGGTCAAAGAAACGGTTGAATATATCGGCAAACACTATAAGATGCTGGCGGAAAGGTTCCGTGATTTCAATAAGGAACATAAGATCATCCGAAGCATCAAAAGTCTCAGCAAAGACGAGCGGAAATGGGCTGATCAATATTTCAAGAAGTCTGTATTCCCCGCTCTCCTGCCTATCACAGTAGACAAAGCTCGCAGAGCAAATATCCATGCGGGTATGTATATTCTGGTAATCACGGAACGAGATGATGAAGAGTCGGTCGGCTACATTGAAATCTCGAATAAGCTGGATCGATTCATTCCTATCCCCGGCAAACAGGGTGTGATCGCAATCGAGGATCTTGTACAGGAAAATCTGAAACAGGTTATCCATGGTTGTAAAATTATCCGGTCTTGTCCATTCAGCATTTTGAGGTCTGCTGAAGTATATAGTCAACCGGATCGGCATATGGACCCCTATGACCTGATTAAAGAAGTCCTCCTGCAACGAGAAGAATCTTGGATCACACAACTGGAAATCGGGTCTGACAAGAAGGAGTGTATTAAGACTATTCGCAAACTCCTTCCAGTTAATCCTAATACAATCATTTTCGCAACAGAACGGATTCGTCTCGCTGATCTGAAGAAGATCCCGAGCAGTATCTATAAAAATGGAAACACTCCTCGGAAGCTGAAGATCTACAATACGTTCCCAAATGAGTCTGTCTTTGATTATATCAAGAGAAAAGATAGACTCTGTTTCCACCCCTATGAAAGCTATGAGGATTCGATGGTCCGATTTCTTGAGGAAGCTTCTACAGATCCTGATGTAGTCAGTATCCGTATCTGTCTTTATCGGGTCTCGGAACGAAGTCGTATCATCGATGCACTGCTCAAAGCGGCTGACACCGGCAAGCTTGTTATCGTCTTAGTTGAGCTCAAAGCTCGATTTGATGAGAAGCATAATATGCAGGTGTCAAACATTCTCAGAGAAGGTGGTATCCGTATCGTCTATACGAAACCGGATATCAAAACTCATGCAAAGGTCTGCCTGGTTACACGTAAGGAGAAGAAAGGTCTTCGGATCTATTCCCATATCGGCACTGGAAACTACTCCGAGAGCAACAGTAAGCTCTATACGGATTATAGTTACTTTACTGCCGATCAGGAGATTGGTTCTGATTTGACACAGTTCTTTAATCTGTTGACATCTGACCAGGGCGACTTTAAATCTGAGAGAATTATCTATGCTCCATACAATCTCAAGAGTGAAGTAGTAGATAATATCAACAAGCAAATCAAGTTAGCGAAAAATAAGAAACCTTCCAGGATCACGATTAAGTGTAACGCAATCACCGATGAAGGCGTAGCTAAGAAGCTTATTGAAGCTGCTGAAGCCGGCGTCAAAGTAACACTGATTGTTCGATCCGCATGTATTATTCAACCCCAGAAAAACATCGAGATCTTCTCGATTGTTGGTAGTCAGCTTGAGCATAGTCGTGTGTATACGTTCGGTACTGGTAAAGATCAAAAGGTGTATATCGGTAGCGCAGATCTTATGACACGCAACCTGTCAAGAAGAAACGAGCTGATGATCCTGGTTGAACCTAAAGAGCTTAAAGCTCGAATTATCGACCACATTAAGATGTATCTTCGCGATACTTGTAATCGGAGAAAAATCTTACCCGGATATAAGTATGAAGATATAAAACCTGGCAAAGATAAGAAACCCTACAACTGTCAGGAAGAATTCAGACGTGAAGCAAAGCGTCTATCAATCGAAGGGAGTTAAAAGAAACTATGAGCTATGATCGTGAGAAAAGAACGGAAATTGGACCGCGTATGACCGTTGGGGAGTTTAAAGCTCTCCTGGAAAATGTCCCTGACCAGTATGAGGACTGCTGTAGCGGTTCTGAAACATTCTTCATGCATGTCGATGATGAAAACGAAGTAATCAGCTTCGATGATTCCGAACTTGAAGAGGATTATGATCTGGATGATCTCGACGATGATGAATATGAAGGTGATTAAAAGATAGCCCGTTTCTGCGGGTGGGAGTTCTTTAGAATTCCTGCCCGCTTTCTTTTAAGCTAATATAAGGAGGAAATGAAATGTTTACATTGGAGTCAGTTACCAATCTAACTACAATCGATCCTACTGAGATCACTGTTAGCACTTCCAGTAAGATTATTGCAACAATCAAACGTGATGATCTTCTTGTGTGTGATTTGCAGAAGATTCTTAAGGAGATTCCTGGTCAGTATAAGATCGGTAGTCTTAGATTTTATTCTGATAAAGATGTGCATGATGATGCTATTAATGTAACTTGTGTGGAGATTGATGTTATTCACAATAAAGTTACAAAAGAAGATAACACAATCTCCACGCCTAGAAATCCAGTATTTGATAATATCGTACCTTGTTCTAATGATACGTCTAGCGTTCCTGAAGGTTATCGCCGTGAAGAGGGAATGACTGTTTCAGTGAGGACTAGAATATGAGAGTTGTAATTATTGATGATTACTATACCGATATCTCTGCAGAGATGGTAATGGATCCTATGCAAGATTACTTCTCCACAGTTATGTATCAGAGAGCACTTGATGCTGAACTTGGTATTGCGAATGATCTTCCTAATAAACTCCGAGAAGTTGCTATAATGGACGAAGAGCTTGTTGAGATCATTCGTCTTCAGTGTTCCGATGATGAGGTATATGAGCCTGGTTGGATCTTTATTGAGGATTCCATTAAGAATCTCCGTTCCCGTAGGAACTCCCATAAGCTCAGTATTATGCTAAAGACCCCTGATAATAAGACTCTGCTGATGCTGGTGAATCTCAAGCAGTTAGGATATGGTATCGATAATCCTATAGAGGATGATACTGTGGTTTGTGAATGGTTGATCTCTACACCGATTCCGCCTGATGGTGGACAAATCGATATCCCAGACTATATCTCCAATAAGTTCTTGGAGCATATCGCTTTTGTTAGTAATATGAAAAACAAGGAGGAAGTTTTCAATGAACAGCGATAAAACTCTTCGATGTGATACTTATGATGTCACGCGTCGTGTTAATGAATCTACTGAACCGGCATGTTGTGCTTGGTTGATGGAAAATGTTGTCTGTGGAAACAAATCTGTCGATGATTGTCCTGTTTATGAGCCTATGAAAAAAGAGGAGTAACCTTATATGAGCAAGGTAGATAAAGGTTTAGGTGGCATCCGAACCTTCAATCCCGTTGTAGGATGTAATATCGGATGTTCTTATTGCTATGCAAAACGATTTAATAACAGGTATAAGATCATACCGAAATTCTCTATTCCTACATTCATGGATTATCGACTGCATCAACTTTATGGCCGTAAAGGTCAAGTCTACCTTGCTACATCCATGAGTGACCTCTCTGGTTGGAAACAGGAATGGAGAGAGCAAATTTTCAAAGCATTCAAAGAAAATCCTCAGCATACTTATCTGCTTCTTACATCTCGTCCTGGCAGGATCATGTTTGATGATATCAAGGATATGAATCATGTCTGGATGGGATGCACCATTAATACAGCTGCTGACGCTGAACGCATCGCTTGTATGACTTGGAATGTTCCAGCTAAACACTATTGGATTTGTATAGAACCAATCTTCGAAGATATCGGAGAACTTGACCTCTCCAAGATCGACTGGATCGTTATTGGTGGTGAAACTGGGCCAAAGAAAGTGGATAAGATTGTGCCTGAAAAAGAATGGATCATGAAGATCGTAAAGCAAGCAAAGGAGTGGGGAATTCCTGTTGCAATGAAAGAAATGTTAAAAGATATCGTCGGCAAAGATGATTATCTGCAGGAACTACCCAAATCTTTCATGGAAATTCTGGACCCCTAAAATCCCTTAACAGCTATATAATCACCTGATGTGATCTGATTATTTTGTAGCACTGTGAAGGGAGTTGTTTCGTTATGAACTTGCTTGATTGGGTGACAGCTATCCTTGGTTTCTTGGGTCCAATTTTAGTTGTGATTGTCTCCGCTAGAATGGAGCGCAACCGGAAAGCGGATGCAAGAGTCAAAGAGCTGGAGAATGAAAAACGGGCAAAAGAGGATAAAGAACTCAAAGATGCGATACAGGAGATCAAAGATGAAGTTAAAAAGATCAACTCCCGAGTAAATGATCTTGATAAAGTCATGACTGAGCTCCAGACATTTGACCAAGATACCAAGGATGATCTCCATAACCTTGCACGAACACATCAGTTGTCAAGTACGTATATACACCAATTAGCACAACTTGTAACTGTACTCGCTGAAGGTATGCGAGATCAGCACCTTGATGGAAATGTCACGCAAGCTATCAATGAATACCGAAATTTCGAGCATACAACGCTTACGAAACTGATGTCCACTTCACCCGTCGAGAAATAAGTCGCCCTGATTGGCGCTACAGTCAGAACAGTTTAGGTGATTACGCACAAAAATTTTACAAAGAGTCCAATTGAGAAAGACCCGGGGGTAGAGTCCCCGGGTCTTTCTCATTTCTATTTTACAGAAAGGTTTTGATAATGAATGGAGCCATATGGTACTACCGGTTTAAGAAAAAGATTCTAATGGAAAACTTATCAGCCCCTGGGGTGAAATCTGGGGATACTGTCGAGTTTCTACTAAAGATCAAAATACAGATAGACAAGAAGACGCAATGCTTGAATATGGCGTAGACCCTAAACGAATTTTCATTGAACATGAAAGTGGAAAGAACTTCAATCGGCCCATGTACAAACGATTAATACGTGTTGTACGAAAAGGTGATATCATTGTAATCAAATCCATTGATAGACTTGGTCGTAACTATCAAGACATCATAGACCAGTGGAGACTGATCACACAAGATATTGGATGTGGTATTCATGTACTGGACATGCCTACTTTGAATACGAGTGGAGATCCGGGCGATTTGCTTAGTAAATTTATCACAGATATGATGCTGCAGGTGTTATCGTTTGTTGCAGAAAATGAACGAGAAAATACACTGAAAAGGCAAAAAGAAGGATTAGAAGCTGCTAAGAAACGCGGTAATGTAAAACTTGGTAGACCGAAAATTAAAATACCATTCGAATTCTGGGAGATCTATATTACCTGGAAAACTGGCGAGGTTAAAACCAAGGATATGATTGCCTTTTGTCATAATAAATATGGAATGTGTTCCCGCACATTCTATCGACGAATAAGAGAACTTGATCAGAGATATGGTGATATTCGTCCAGATAAATTGCGAGATCTTATCGTAGAGGAAGATTTCTGTAATGGAATTGAATTCTCTATGGAAAGATGCGAAAGTGCTCTTGGTATTTATAATCCCTATACAAACGATCCAAGAGTTGAACATGAAAGAAGAGTGAACAAAAAACAACGTGAAGAAGAGTTAGAAGAAATGTCCATTAAAGAGGAGGAAGAAGAACTTAAGAGAATTATATTAGAGAAAAGACAAGCCGATTTCAAAGACAAATTTGGTATTACAGATGACCATTTTAAATTGGTTAAACGTGGCAGAATCCCTACTACGCAGAAACAAAAACAAGCAGTAGAAGATGCAAGAAGAGCATCTACTTCCTCTATTAAAACAATTATCATTGATTAGACATTTCTCCCCTACAAATCACAGTATGTAGGGGTTTACATAGTTTGAACAAGTGTATAATGACACTTTCGAAAGAGTGTACATTGTCAATCGAACCCATTTATTTTTCTAGAAAGGATGACGATCAATCATGAAAGCTTTCACTGTTGGCGCTCCCATCGTATCTGCGTCTCTCGTGACCACTAAGGACACTGGTGAAGTTGTCACCAATACCGTGGCTAAGGGTGATACCCTGAGCGGTGTTGTTCTG